CCTTTTATTGAAGCTAACTATATATTTCTAGACAATGAAGAGAGACTCAAAATTTGTTATAAACCTAGCATTTCATATTTAGCAGAACAAACAAAACATACTGTTAGAACAGGAATTATTTCAAATGAAAATATTGAATTGAATGCTAATTTACCTATTAAAGAGTTTGTATGGGTGTTTAGAAGAGATGATTGGTATAGATTCAATGATTTTACAAACTATTCTCCAACGTTTCCTGAATCTAATAAAGGAATTTTGGATAAGGCTTCTATAAGGTTTTTCAATAATATTCGCTTAGAGGAAAAACCAGCCACATATTTTAATATGATACAACCATATCAACATCATACAACTGTACCTAAAAAGGGTATATATTGTTATTCGTTCGCAAATTTTCCAGAAAAAGATATTTTATCGGGTTATTTTAATGGTGCTTATATCAAAACTAATATGAATATATGGGTTGAACAAAATCGAGATTCTTCATATCTTCAAGATAAGTTTTTCAAAGCGGGGTTACCTTTTTATTCTCCATCGTTTAACTTTAATTATGATGTAAGTATTTATTCTCTTGGATACAATATTTTCGAGGTTGTTGGTGGTCAAGCAAATATGAAGTTCTCGACTTAAAAATCTGCCAGTTGTCTATAATATTTAATGAATAAATCCTTGATTTCATTCGGTTCACGCAATTTCTTTTTTTCAGAATCTTTTATCCAATAAAATATTGATTTCATACGAAGAATGTCGGTGTTTATTGCTATTGTTGAAAATGTCAAACCATTTTCGTTCTGTCCAACTTTACAATAAGGTGCTTTGTCGAAATGTGGATTCATCGAAGAGTTGTATATTATGTTATTAAATACAAATAAATTTGTTTTATTTTTGAAACGAAAGTTAAGGGAATTGTAAAGCAAATGATTATCAAATTCTTTCAAGGTTTGTTGGAAGAGTACATATCTCTGAAAATTCTTAAAAAAATAAAAGTTGTATGAAAATCTGAAAATCTATGTGATATGTACTCTCTGAAAAGGCTTAAAGCGATTATTTAACAGTTTTGTAACAGGTTAATTGGAAGAGTACATATCTCTGAAAATTCTATAAAAAAATAAAAGTTGTATGAAAATCTGAAATAATTTGTGATATGTACTCTCTGAAAAGGCTTAAAGCAATTGATTAACAGTTTTGTAAACTTATTTTATTTTTTAAAAGATGAAAAAAAATGATTGTAATATAATGTATATTTTCAATTATACATATTCTCAAATGCCTTCTAAAAAATGCGAACATGGAAGACAAAAATCACAATGCAAGGAATGTGGTGGTGGTTCTATTTGCGAACATGGAAGAATTAAATCACAATGCAAGGAATGTGGTGGTGGTTCTATTTGCGAACATGGAAGAATTAAATCACAATGCAAGGAATGTGGTGGTAGTGCTTTTTGCGAACATGGAAAAAGAAAATCAACATGCAAGGAATGTGGTGGCAGTTCCATTTGCGAACATGGAAAAATTAAATCAAGATGCAAGGAATGTGGTGGCAGTTCTATTTGCGAACATGGAAAAAGAAAATCAACATGCAAGGAATGTGGCGGCAGTTCTATTTGCGAACATGGAAAAATTAAATCAAGATGCAAGGAATGTGGTGGCAGTTCTATTTGCGAACATGGAAAAATTAAATCAACATGCAAGGAATGTGGCGGCAGTTCTATTTGCGAACATGGAAAAATAAAATCAGCATGCAAGGAATGTGGTGGCGGTTCTATTTGCGAACATGGAAAAATTAAATCACAATGCAAGGAATGTGGTGGCAGTTCTATTTGCGAACATGGAAAATTTAAATCAAAATGCAAGGAATGTGGTGGTAGTTCTATTTGCGAACATGGAAAAATTAAATCAACATGCAAGGAATGTGGCGGCAGTTCTATTTGCGAACATGGAAAAAGAAAATCACAATGCAAGGAATGTGGTGGTGGTGCTTTATGTAAAGCACCACATTGTGAAACATATGCTCAGAAAAAATACAATGGTTATTGCGTTGGTTGCTGTATTCATTATTGTCCCGAAATCAAAGTATCAAGAAACTATAAAACAAAAGAAAATGAAGTTGTACATCGTATAAAAGAATATTTTCCAAATTTTGATTGGATACATGATAAAGCTGTAAAAGATGGTTGTTCCCAAAAACGTCCAGATTTATTGTTGGACTTTGGAGAATATGTCATGAATATTGAAGTAGATGAGAATAAACATTCAAATTATGATTGTAGTTGTGAAAACAAAAGACTAATGCAAATATCGCAAGATTTACAACACAGGCCATTAATATTGCTCAGATTCAATCCAGATGCATATATAAATAGAAACAATATAAGAATTTCTTCTTGTTGGAAAGCAAACAAATTGGGGATTTTACAAATAACACGACCAAAAATGAAAGAATGGGAAGAAAGAATTGACGCCTTAAAATCTCAAATTCAATACTGGATAGACAATAAACCAAAAAAAACCATAGAAATTATCGAATTATTTTACGAATAATTATGTTTGAAAATAAAAAGTGATGAAGTGTATGTCATGCATTATTGTGAAAACAAATAAAAAGTTTTTTAAATATTTGGAAATAAATACTCAAAATCATAAGATTCCTTAAGCCCCTAAAATGAGTACATTCCTCCACATATTTTAGAATTTTATAAACTTATTTTATTTTTTATAAAAAGTCACTGACATGTACTCAAAATAAATTCTTCCAATAAATATTCTTTATTTTTACAATTTTCAGAGATATGTTGAATACTACCAAATATTTAATCGTTTAAACTTAGTACACCAATGTCTAGAATATTGTCGCCATAATATGTATCCTTGCACTCTTCGCATATGAAATGACCACATGGCATCGTACAATAAATAGGACAATATTCATCCCTACAACATACACACATCACATTTGGATTTGGAAAAGACTTGATGAAAGAAGCTGTAAGTGTCTTGCACGACGGGCACGTCTCTGATTTTTCGACAGATATGTCAGAATCGTCTGAGTATGGATCTTCCGATGAATAGTGATTATCAGATGCCTGATCTAATTCAGAATCAAAACTCTTTATACTCGCATCATCATCACGAATGCCACGACACCATATTCCTTCATCAACCGTGTCATCCGAATATATGAAAGTCCCTTTCCCGTTCATCTCATTATTGCTCCATGACCCGTTATAAACTGATCCATCGTGTATAAAAGTCATTTTGCCATCCCCCCATCTGAGGTGATAATAAAAGTTCCCGACATACACATCACCATTTGCATATGTCTTCTTGCCTTTGTGCCAGTAATCAATAAAAACTCCATGCGAGGTAAAAGAATATTTCGTGTCTATTGCGCCGAAATTGTAATATTCGCCCTCGTAGAAATCACCGTTCTTAAACATCTTCTTTCCATGTCCATATTCCACATCTGATTCAAATTTTCCCTCGTACCAGTCATCTTCTTCGTTGTCATAATAAATTTCTTTTCCAATACCAAATCGTTCACCATAGAGGAAGTCACCCGTGTAGATGCCCCAGCCATGTATTAATAATTTTCCCTTGCCGTGATAGACCGAATCCCAATATCCCTCATACACCATGCGAATCGGATTTTTGACAACATCTGTATCGGTAATATGAGCGTATTCAATTCTCTTGCCCATGCCGTACTTCTTATCATTCTTCCAATCACCGTCGTATAAATAACAGAAATCATGCGACATATTAGAATCGTATGGATCAAGAGTTCCAACATGGATTAATTTTCCCTTACCATGTCTCTTTCCATTTTTCCACTCTCCTTCATAGATGTCCCTGTTTTTTCCACTCTTTAACACCATGGTACCTGCTCCGTGGGGCAGACCATGCTTCCACATGCCCTTGTAAATGCTCCATTGTTTACGAAACACCATTATACCACTGCCGTGTGGTATCCCATCTCGAAGTTCTCCGACATAGATACCGTCTGACAACAAAGAAAATTTGGAATCGTCGCGAACGTCACCAAGGAAAGGGTTGTCGATGTCACCTGTCATCACTTCCATTGCATCCTCCCATAACTTGAACACAGGCAGTCCAATCATCTTGGCTCGATTGTTGATCTTGATCAGGAACGCCTCTCTGAATCTCACGACTGCCTTCCCACGAGGAGTGTCAAAATCAGTGCGATCCTCGTCCCACAAAAATGTGATGTTCTTCACGACACCTGTTGTGATTTTCTTACCAGTATTGATGGTGCTGAGTGTATTGGATATCTTGGTTGACAACGCTTCTATGGTAAGCTGTTCCAAGTCGCTTTTTCCAACAGGAAAGTGCTGCATGATGTACACCACGTGTTCTCAAATTTCAATTCAAATCAAGTATACAAACAACCTATGTGCGAGACATTAATAAATCATTCTCGATAATGATAACAAGTTGTGCAAATAGGCTTAAAGCATTTGTTTAACAGTTTCTTGTAAGTTGATTGGAAGAGTACATATCTCTGAAAAATTCTGTAAAAAATAAAAGTTGTTAGAAAATCTGAAATAATTTGTGATATGTACTCTTCACTATCCTTTTTTAATAATATTCAAGGATGTAATTAAAAACTGGAAAAGAATCATGTTTTCTCAAAAGTCTAGGAGCCCCTTGGGGGAGAGAGGGGTAAATTTATCTTTTTTTATGGTGTCAAAATGATATAAAAAGATAAATAATTTATCATCATAATATATAAGAGTCGATAAATATGCCATTTTTTATCACTAAATGCGAGTTTTGTAATTATCGCACAGATGTAAAATGTAATCTAATACGACATCAAAATGCTAAACACAAACATGAGTTGTTAGAAAAACAACAACTTTCAGAAAACGTACAAAATGTCCCCCCAAACGTACAAAATGTTACCCCAAATGTACAAAATGTTACCCCAAATGTACAAAATGTTACCCCAAATGTACAAAATGTTACCCCAAATCTTCTTTCCTGTTTTAAATGCAATAAAATCTATAAAACTGCCAGACATTTGTCTAACCATGAAAAAATATGTAAAAAGGTTGATAGTCTTACTTGTCCCAAATGTATGATTTCTTTTACAAATAGACATCATAAATCAAGGCATATCAAAGCTGATAACTGTAAAGCTAGAAGCATCATACATGCTAGAACTCCTAACGTTCAAAATATTATAAATAATACAACAAATAATACAACAAATAATACAACAAATAATATTCAAAACAATATTGTTATCAATAACCTTGGATCTGAAAGAATTGATCACATTTCACACGAAGAAATTAAAAGAATTTTACTTTCGGGTGCTAACACTGTTCCTTTGTATATCAAAAAGAAACATTTCGACAAAGACTTCCCAGAAAACAATAACATCAAATATACTAATGATAACAAATGTCAAGTTTTGGAAGAGAATTCATGGAAAGAAAAAGACCTTGGACTACTTTCAAATAATCTGATGAAAGATAATACAGAAGTGTTACTAATGTATTGTGACAATAATGAAATAAAACTACTAAATGAAATTAAAAACACTGAAAAGTACGATCATATACGTAACAAACTGTTTATAATTTACAATAAGACAGATAATGAGAAGTATAACAGTGTTTTAACAAGAATAAAAGACTTGATCAAATTTTCATAAACAAGAAAAAACGATGTTTTCTCAAAAGTCTAGGAGCCCCTTGGGGGAGAGAGGGGGTAGAAAGTAGTAATTATGGTGTGAATCTATAGTATTTAAACATTTATTATATTACCTTATCATATAAGATTTTAGCAATAAGTAGTAAATTATGATTTTTACATGTCCCGAATGTATTTACTTTACTGATCGAAAATACAATCTACAAAAGCATATTCGTCGTAAACATTTATTAGAAATGCAAAAAGTTGAATGTTTAGAAAACGTACAAAATGACATCCCAAAAGTACAAAATGACATCCCAAAAGTACAAAATGACATCCCAAATGTACAAAATGACATCCCAAATATTTTTCAGTGTTCAAAATGTAATAAAATCTATAAAACTGCTAGGCATTTACATAACCATGAAGCAAAATGTAATAAAGTTGACAGTCTTACTTGCCCAAGATGTATGATTTCTTTTACACATAGAAATAATAGAAATAGGCATATTAAAGCTGATAAATGCAAAGCTAGAAGCATCATACATGCACGTACACCGAATGTACAAAATATAACAAACAACAACAATATAACAAATAACAATACAACAAATAATATTCAAAACAATCAAAACAATATTATTATCAATAACTTTGGATCTGAAAGAATTGATCACATTTCTCACGAAGATATAAAAAGAATTTTACTTTCAGGTGCTAACACTATTCCTTTGTACATTAAACAAAAACATTTCGACAAAGACTTCCCTGAAAACAATAACATTAAATATACAAATGATAACAAATGTCACGTTATGGAAGACAACTCTTGGAATGAAAAAGACCTTGGACTTCTGTCTTCTAATCTTATTCAAAACAACTCTGAAGTTTTATTAATGTATTGCGATAACAACGAGATTAAGTTGTTAAATGAAATTAAAGATACTGAAAAATACCAACATATTCGTAACAAACTGTTTATTGTTTATAATAAAACTGATAACGAAAAATATAACATCGTTCTGACAAAAATAAAAGAACTCATTAAGAATTTACAACTCTCTGCTGAAAAGGCTTAAAGTATTTAATGAACAGTTTTGGTAAGTTAATTGGAAGAGTACATATCTCTGAAAATTCTTAAAAAAATAAAAGTTGTTATAAATTCTGAAAATATATGTGATATGTACTCTCTGTTTGGTTAACAGTTTATAAAAATTCAATTATTGCAACTAATGTGAATACTGAAATCGTTAATATTTCAAGTTTATAGCTTAAGTTCATCTTTTCTATCTCATTTAATTTATCTTTCACTTCAACCATTTCAGGATTCATATGATATGCCAAGGTATAAAGCATGACTATAAGCCCTATCTTTATCAATATATGATAATGTAATGAAAACGAACTATTATGCATATTAAAATGATTGAATATTATACGAAACTTATATTCGTCGAAATTCACTAATATGAGAGTTAATACCAGAAGTATTATGTATGATATACAATATGTAATCATTGTGCTTGATAATGATGTTATGTATCCGTTATGTATAAGTTTCTCAGTAATTGCCAAAGCTATTTGACGATAGATGAATATTGTTATGATAAATATAATTCTATCATCATTTGTTAGTTTGAGAGCAACACTTGGGTCAATATTATTTGACTTGAATGATTTGTAAAATCTGTCTCTAACTTCACTTATTTGTTTATCTTCATCATTTATGTCTTTAACATACGTTTTCCAAATTTCACTATATTTGTTATTGTCATCACCATTATTTCCAGATGATTTTCCTCTTTTTAATATTGTTTCTAGCGATGTTATCAAATCTTTCACTATTTTTGTAGGTTTATTATCAGTAGGTTCTCCTCCTTTTGATGTTGTCACTGTTTCAACAGGGGGTGATTGAACTGTGCCGTTTGTGGGTTTTTCTGTTTTATCCTGCTTCACAGTATTATTGAAATCGTCTATTAAGTCATTTATCTTGTTTTTAAACTTATTGTGTTTTGTCGTTTTATCATTTTCTAGTTCTTCACGTTTTCCCTTACTCGTCGATGTCTTTGCATTCTCAATGTTTTTTTGGATTTGTTTTAATTCAGTGACACTAATGTCTATAGTTTTTTTAATTACATCGAGTTTTTCTTTTGCTTGTGCTATGTTTTCAATATGTTTCTTTAGAGACTTGATGTGACGTATAATTGTTTCTTTATCACTTTTCAAAATTGTATAGTTTTTAACCAGATTGTTTAAATGAGGTTTTATATCATTCAAAACTGTATCATACTTGCCAGCTGTTGAAACGTATTTTTCAATTTTTCTTTGCATTATTGTTTTCACCAAGGTTTCATATTCAGTTTCATATTCATCTGGATTTTCATCTGTACCTTCAATTTTGCCTTCAATTTTGAGCTGATCTATATCAAAAAACTCATCGTCGATGTCATCTAATGCATTTTTCCATTTTTCTATCATTTCTGTATTTATATTTTTCATATTTGCAAGTGTACGAGCTTCATTTCCATCGTCTTTATCTCCTCCTCCAAACAGCGAGGCACTATTTGTTTTATTTCCCCCATTTTGTATTTCTTTATTAAAAGCAAAAAATAATTCCGCATTCAAATTCTTGCGTTTCATTGTTTCGTCACTTTCTATTTTTTCTTTCCATTTATTATTATCACTATTTGCACGTTCATTTTTCAATTCTGTTATTTTATTTATTATAAAAGAATTATGTTCTTGTATTTGTCCAACCTTGTTTAATTCAGACAGTGTCATCTGCTCCAATATTTGTTCAATATTTATTTTTGTATCAGTATCGACAGAATCGGGAGCGTCCTCTCCGCTCTCATCGGGCTTGGTCTCATTGCCATCCTCGGCAGGCACAGTAGCAGCCTCCCCCTCCTCGTTATTCCCCTCAGAAGTACCAACACTACCATTCGTAGCAACAGGGGTAAATTTATTTTCGAGTGGTATGTTCATTAAGACATGTTTTAATATCTCTTTTTTAAATTCTTTGTCTTGAATTTCATTTTTAATTATATCGACATTTTTTTTTGTTACTTTTTGTTTAATTAGATTTTTGATATGTGGTTGTAAATTTTTATCAAAATCATTCATTTTATCTAAAACGATTTTAAGTTCATCATCTGTAAAAGGTTTTTCAGCATTTTCCAGTAATTCTTTGATTTGAGTTGTTGTTGTATCGTTATCTATTGTAGTATCTGCTTTGATTTCGTCTTGAAAGAACTTGAATTTTTTATTATTTATTTTAAATAATTCTTTCTTTTGTTTAACAGTAAGTTTATTGAAAACCTTTTGAAACTTTATATTCTGTAAGTTTTTAGCTTCAATTAGTTGAATACTGTCTTCAATACCGTCCCATGCTTCTTCTGTTAAGTTTTCCAATTGATCTTTGGTAAATGTTTTGATATATTTTGGATCAATATTGCTCAATTGGTTTTTTGTAAACATTGAAAAATATACTGGTTTGATATTTGCAACCTGAGTATTTTTTTCATTAAATATTTTATTCAAATCATAATTGGGAGGTATAATAATTTTTTGACCTTCTTGATCTTCTTGACCTTCTTGAGTTAATAATTTATCTATTATAATTTCATTTTCGGCGGGTTCAGATGTAGAATTTTTGTTTCTTTTTTGTGATATAAGACTTGATAAGTATTTAAAATTCTTTTGAGCCTGTTCTGTATTTCCCTTGGGAAGTTCCATATTAAATAATGTTTCAAACAAACTTTTGAATTTCTCTATTTTGTTTAATTGCATATCAGTAAAGTTTTTAGTTTTTGAATACTCTTTCATAAAACATTTATAAATGTGTCCTCTGCATTTCCTTTTAAAACTATCATTGTCACTATTGTAAATATCTTGAAACAAATATCTCAAGTTATCATACTGAACTTCATCACTTGGTTGAAATTGAATATCAATAAGCTCTTTTTCTTTCGAAAGTATTTCTTTAGTTTCTGTTAATTCACTTTTATATTTCTCCAGCAGCTTCTCAATTTCTTTTTCTTTCTTTTTTAATGCATTGTTCAATGATGCTTTATCTTCTTGAGAATCAATTTCACACGATTTCACTTTTTTATCAATTTCTTGATTTCCTAATTTTTTGATTATTTCATTTTTTTGTAAATCTAACAGTTTGTATTCATTATTCTCTGTTTTGAATTTTTTTATTTGATCTTCTTTAGATTTATTCAGTTTCCTTATTTCATTTTCAATTTTCTTTTTCTTAGGTTCCTGCATTTCCTTCTTTTCGTATAATTCGAAAAACTGTTTTAGTTTTTGTTCGATTTCAGCATCATTATAGTGGTGTGATAAATCATCTTTTATAAAATCACCCACATACTTATCTCTTCCTGAAGTCATTTTTTGTATCAAAAGTTAAGGGATACCTCTAAATAACACGAATAAATATTTTCATCACATAATCGCCAACATTGATAAAAATATCCAAGACATTAAAGTGAAAGTATTTAATGTATTACGTATGTCTCTTTTAAACGAATAATCATAACGAATTTTTGATTCTTCATTTGTACTATCCCTCTGTCCATTTGTCTGTTTTATTATAATGGAAACAATTGTAATAAAATATAGTAAACCAAGATGGAATATAATTCTACCCGCACTCGAAAGCCTATTTCCGGGAATTAAATAAAAGTAATACAATGTACTTCCCAACTTCGACAAAATCGAAGAATCGCTGTTATAAATATCGGCCAGAGGCATATTGTATGAAATATTGACTATAACTAATATGAGTAATATGAAAATTGAATACATGAATACATAAAGTAAATAGGCTTCTGTAAATGAAACAATAAAATTGGTTTTCAACGCCCAGTCTACAAGTGATAAACACAAAATACGTATTAAAAACGTTATTCCAATAAAAACTAACTTGTCTTCTTTGGATATTTCTATTTGTTGAATGGAATATATATTATCTTCATCCTCTATATCATCTAAAACATCTTTGGCTCTTTCAGCTTTTTCATAATCACTTAATAAATTATCGTTATTTATTGCGGTGTCTAAACGATCGATATATTTATTCAATATCTTATTTTTCTCATAGTCCTTTTTCATGTTGTGAATATTTTCAATGTATTGATTTTTTTCCTTTTCCAATCTGTTTTGTACTTTGAGTATTTCTTCATCATTACCCCCAAGAAACAGTTTTAAATCATTTTGATTTTTTGTATCATTTTTAATACCATATGCATCTTTGAGTTGTTTAATGAAATCTTTGACTATTTCACCTTCTTTTTTTTCAATATTATCTTTCTTTATTTTGTATAATTCTTCATTCTTAAGAATATCAACATCAGTAATAGCAGATATTTTCTTGTATTGTTTGACTATATCATCTATAATTTTATTGACTTTTTCTCTATCAACTTTAATGAGATTATACTCATAAAGTACCTTTTTGAAATCCTCGGGATTTTCAGCTATTTGATTGATAAACTGTTGATAAAAAACATATTTTTTGCTATCAAAGTTTTTAACAGTGTCATCAGTGATTAAATCAAAATTAAACAGTTTAGAATTATACCCAGAGGGTTTAGATTTAGATAAATTTTGAAAATTAAATTCAATTGATTTGAGAAATTTTTTGAACATGAGAATATTCCTACTTATGTTATTCCTAGATAAAAAAATTCTAAAAACTCTTTCCGGCAACAACTAATGCCCACGCTAATGATATGATAAGTAAAATGCTTATCATACCCGATATGATATACATATAAGAACTTTGGAAAAAGTAATTTATGATTTTCAAAACAATCAACATCATAATGATATATGAAAGTATTACAACAGTTGTGATATGATAAATATTATTATTGTTATAAGGTTGATAGTTTTCTTCCAAAACAGCAAGAGATGCGAAAAGCTTATCGGTATCAACAGTATATTTGACAGATTTATCATCACGAGAAGTGCGATTATCATTCCCTTCAAATAATGGAATAAGACGTTTCATTTTTTCAATAGAAGATTCGCTAGATGAATAAAAGAATGGAAAATAAGCCATTGGTAAATTCTTTACTGGCAACAAAGAGACATCAGGAGAAGATTTGTAATCTTTGATATCTTCGTTATTTCCAATCAAATATATACTATTTGTCATTTACTATATTAATTAGATAATAAAATGAACGATAGTCATAATGACAATATAATTAAGAGCAACAAAATATATCATTTTATCTGTTTGTTGTGCATTTCGATGAATTATCATGGAATCCTGTTTCACCATATTTGTTTCAATATCATCCTGTAAGTTCATCTTATACAAATCAATTGAAGTTCTTATTTCTGCTATATCTTTTTGCATATCTCTTATTTTGGAAAGAGGTCTCATTGATGTATCGGGATTGTCAATCCATTTTTGTATAGAATCAATTATTTCTCTAAACGAGTTTGTAGAATAGGTGTTATCATATTTGATAGTGATTGAATTTTGAAAAAGTCTACTTTTCACAAAACTGTCAATACTGTTACCATGAAATAAATATATATCGATTTTGGATTTAATTTTTTCACTATCCTCAAGTACTAAGTTTTGACAGATCTTTGATGAAGTATCCAACATATCTTCAATAGATTTCAAATCCCATTTTTTGGTTATCTTATTTGAAGTTTTAATTAAGTAGTTATTAGGATACATATCGTCTTTGTGAATATTATTGTAATTTGAAATGATATAATTTGTGATTTTAGCACTTCTATTAGAATCATATTCTTGACTCATTATTTTGTTTATTTCATGAAAAGTATTTGATATTTTTAAAACAATGCTTTCTATTTTCTTGTTTATTTGATCATAATCTTGACTTTTAAATATTTTAAATAAATCATCTGAAATAAGCTCATCGAGTTTGGAATATTCCTTAACAACTTTATCAATTGTTACATTGTATTTTTCAACATCATGTTTAATATCTTGAATATTTTCAATATCAACCATTTTATTATTAAGATCATCTCCTGATGTAAGTATAAACCGTGTAGATTGGTTGTAATATAATTTGAAGTTCAATACATTCTGTATTGCTGTTTTCATCTTCTTTTTTATAATGTCAACAGGTATAGTTGATGTATTGGATTTTAATTTTTGAATTACATTAATGTTTGGACTATCGCATTTATCAGAATTAAATAATATATTTTGACCTTTCCCTTTAACCCCTAGAATATACAAGATATTGTATAAATCATCTTCATAATACTTATAAACTGTTTTTTCACATGTTTTTGAGTATTTAAATTTTGGTATTAAATGGATTTCAGAACTTTTTTCAGCACCATTGCTACTACTTGATAGCCCATTAATTCCTTTAAGCAGATGACTATACAATATCATTGAAATAGCATTTGCCACATTTGTACAAATATTTGTAGAATTTTTATTATCCAAATAGTGTTCGTTTTCATAATCTAAAACTTGATTGAATTCTGTATTGATTGAATCAAGATGTTTTTTATATAAATTAATTGGTTTATTAAGTATATCTTCTGATATTGTTTTGTTATACTCGATCATTGTATTAATGGTAACTGAAATAAACAAAACAAACATGATTAAAGGTAAAACATAATCATTTAGAACTTGAACAGATCCTGATAAATGTTTTGGGGTAAAAAGCAACAATGAATAAATAACAACTGATATAATCAATAAATTGAATATGAAGGTCGAAAATTTACTATTTTTTGAAACTCCCCAAATTCTCATGAACAATTCAATTAAAGACTTGACTCTATCTTCATGAGGTTCTTTATCTGTGGGTTTTTTATCCTTAAGTGCTGATATTGCTGTAAATATAAAAACGTATATGTATAAGATCAAAACGAACTGTAAAAAGGTGAATAGATTTTGTTTGTGAAAAACAGGGTTTTCAGTGAAATATTTCGAAAAGTTGGAGTCATTTTTAGGAGATACAAAGAAATATACAGTTCTTAGTAATATAGCTAGTAAAAATATATTATTCAAATAAAATGAATTAAACGTCATTTCTGGAACTGAATAGAAAATACTGAAGATATTTGAATTTAACAATTGTGTAACAGGATAAATGAAACCAATGAATAAAATACAAAAGACCGCAATTAAAATATACAAAAATAGTGAAATATTTTGATACATTTCTTTGGGTTTGTATGATGTAAACAATAACTTAATTGACGACATAACTATGTTTAATATCGTTGTTGGTAACATGAAATTCAAAAGTTTACTGAATGCATTTTTTGAATCTATCGTTGTATTATTCAAGATATCATTGATGAACTTTTCGTTATAAAAAAGTTCTACACATAAAGATGCGAAAATTCCAGAAATTATGAATGCGATGATAACTAATATAATAATAGTCAATTGTATATAGTTTGATTTTTCATATATAAGTTCTTTCAATTCCTTTTCATTTTTTGCAATATGCATTCGATGACCTTCTGCTTCAACAAACTCGTCTTCACATACCTTTTTTAAAGTTTTTCCTAAATAATATGAATTGTTATATTTATTCACAAAATTTGCAAGCTCAAACACATAACTTATGATAAGAAGGAAAATGATTAAAATCAAAATATATTTAAAAATCTTTCCTCTTAACGAAAATATATTTTTATTTGACATAACTATATTATACTCTATAAACAAAAAAGATTTATTATCTCAATCGATTTGCTGTGTAAAAAGCAAATATATATATACATAATAATATATAAATTGTTATTGAACTCTCCTTTGCACGCAATGCAGTTTGTCTGGCTTCATCTTCATTTATTTTCCTAATTGACTTTGTTTCTGTTTTGTTCATTTTCTCAATCTCATCGTCAAAATATTTTTCAATTTCATAAAAACGTTTTGTAAGTATTTTTTTATTAGTCAAATTGGTTTTAATGTTATCATTATGTTGTGTCATGTAAATAATTTGTGTTTTAGTGAGTTCATTTGAGGTATATTGATATTTACTTAGGAATTCTTGAACTTTAGCATTAATACTTCCTTTTAAGGTTGTGATGGTAGAATCTGTTGTGGTAGAATCTGTTGTGGTAGAATCTGTTGTGGTAGGATCTTCTGTTGTTGCAATATCGTGTAGATCAAATATTTCATCTAATATGTCATCAATAGCATAATATTTCATATTATCATTTATTTTTTTGTAATTGAATTCGATCAATTCTTTTTTGCGATATTTGTCGTATTTATCATGAACCATATTATAATTATTGATGACAAACTTTGATAACTTATTATTATCATTGATTTTTGAAGTATTGGACGATAAGACATCATTCGCTGATGAAAACAATTGACTCATCATCATTTTAACCCTTCTCACATATGTTATCTTAATTTTGTTTGAAAATTCACCATCGTAAATATCGATTGCATCGTTTATTTGTGTCAAAGTTGGGATTATTGTTTCATCATAATCATCACCTCTACATTTCTTTAATCTTCTTACCATTCTAGTGGTAAGATGTTTGAAATTATCAACAAAATGTGAAAAAGATTTATCAATTTCATCAATATAAAAATTCACATCTGTATTTACAACATCATTATCATCATCGATTTTAGAAATATCTCTTATTGGGTTATTATGTATAAAATTATCACTTAATATTATATTTGTACCTCCATAATATACCTTATTTTGTTTGATATTTTGTATTGCGAAAAAGAGTCGTTTTTGCATATTAATGTTGGTATAAATATTTGATATGAATTGTTTCAAATGAGCATTATCAATATAGAGACAATTCTTTTTAGTCGTATCGGCAAAAAGTTCTATTTTATCGAAATAGGTTTCTGGATTGTATTGTGGTAAGGTATTGTAAGTAATGTTATCGTTATTTTCACAAGAACTTTCGTATTCAAGTTCTGGAATAATATGACTTTTAGTATTCACAAAGAGTGAACTATATAACACCATATGGACTGCGTTTGCAATATTTTTACAATGGGAATTGTTTGATATATTTGAACGATTGTTTTCAACCATCATATCAAAAACACCACTAATATCATTTATATGATGTTTATAGGTTAAAAAAGGATTTTGTAAAATGTGAACATTCACATAGTCATTGAATTTTTTAGAAGATGAAACAATAAGTGAAACTATGAAAAGTAATATTATTGGAAATATTAAGTTGAATACAAAATCCTTATCTTGTTTTTCTTTTGAAAAAACAAAAAAGTTTTCTTGGAAATGAATAATATTTGTTTCGCGAAGTAAATATAAAGTATATAGAATAAACAATGAAAACACTAATGTTGATAAAACTTCGAGAATCATTTGTATAACAACACTGTACTTGTCGTTTCTCTTTTTCCCAAAAATGTCGATAATATAATCGACTATTGCATTATTTGCTTTTGATTCAATAGGTTTTGTTTCATCTTCTTTAGGTTTATGCATAAAAGTCATCATTTTTGTTAAACAAATAAACAACACAATGAACGCAAAATAGGAAATTTTCATATAATCTTTGTAAATCATGTAAAAGCCAGTTAATAGAATTACAAATAGATTCAAATCTTCATAAGCAAGTTTTTCACTTCCCTTATTTTGTACATTTTCATATATCATTATTGAAATATTTTGTAACAAGTAAATACATGATATAAAATGTATTATTGATATTATTTTGTCTGCAAAATTCATCTTGAAAAAATTGGATATAAAGTCGTCTATATCAAATTTTTGTAAATCTATCATATAATGATTCGCGTATGATTGTAAAAATATCAATAATACATAAATAAAAGTTATGATTATCATAACATATAGTAACAAACTGCTGTAATCATCACTTGACAAGTCATTTCTAATTTTAATATTTTCAATGTTTTTATTAACTTGAAACCTATGAGTTTCAAACTCAGTATATGCACCGTTGCACACATTATTCAACAATTTACCTTCAAAAAACGCAGTGTTGTATTCATATATGAAAATTGTTAAATAAATTATTTGTTCAAAAACCATTATGCAAATCATAATAAAAACAACAGTTGCGAATTGCTTCTTATACAGCATTGTATTATTGTCATTCATATTTTATAGAAATACTATATCAACCTTATAAATCTATGATATTTTTTGTTGTGAAAATTATATATCTTTTTGTTCAAATCTAAAAACTTTTGTAATTGTCCATTGAACCGAGATTTTAGTAACATACTTTTTATAAATCTTTCCTTTTAGATATAAACGACACAACGTTCAATATCAAAAAAATTAGGTATAAATAGATAATAAATTATCCCTATTTGTTTTAACTGTTTTTTTACAATATTTTTCAAAAAACTCACATGTTACAATGTATGGAAATTGTATTTGAATATTATCAGTTGGAATATATTTCATCATATTTATCCATGATATTATGTCATTGATTGTATGTTTAACATTTCTCACCCCATCGTCATTGTTATTTTCAATTATCATTTTAAGTAGCGACTCTTCAAATACAATATCTTTTGGCCCCATTTTGTACCTTGGTAACAATTCTGGAATTATATAATCTTTACATATTTTGAGTTTTTCATTGTAGTTATATGCAGGAACATGTATTGATATCATTCTGTCTTTTAATACAGGATTTATAAGAGTTTCATCATTGTATGTAAAAATTATAAGAGATTTGGAAAGATCAAGATCGATTTCTTCAAAATATTTATCCGTATATTTGTCATTTTGAACAGGATCTGTTATATGAATAAGTGTGTTTATTATTTCTTCACCACGACTAGTGTTTGAAACTTTATCCAATTCGTCAAACAAAAACACTGGATTCATGACATTTGCTTTAATTAAACATTCAGTTATTTTTCCATATGTTGCTCCTTCATATGTATAGTTATGTCCATTCAAAAAAGAAGCATCACTTATACCTCCCAATGATATAAAAGAAAGCGGTATTTGCATAGCATTACTGATACATGTTTTAATTAATTTCGTTTTGCCAACACCCGGACTACCGTGTATTCCTATCACATACCCACAACTTTGAGGATTACTTATCCATTGTGCAATAATACGTATCAATTGTTCTTTTGTTTCTTTATGTCCAAATATTGATCTATCAAATGACTCTTTTATTTTCTGTAAATAGGATTTTATATCACTATCCTTACTTGTTATTGGAAGCTGATGATACTTTCCAATAGGAATCTTTAAAAAAGTGTTTATCCAATTACTCAACTTACAGTACTCTCCAGAACCAGGATGCATGTTGTTAAATTGCTCAAGTTTTGAAATGATCATTCGCTTAATATTGTTTTCAATATTCATTTTCAAAATTTTAAATCGTGGTGGCTGATTTGATTCATCAAATTTACTACATTCAATATCTTGTTCAAGATTATAAATCAAATCTTTTTCTGTTTTATTGATACCATCAAAATGATCTTTTTCTGTTAAATTGTATTTTTTTATAATATCTATATATTTATTTTTTTTGTTTTTGATTTTTTTTGAATGTTTTGATTTTCTTTTTCTTTTTTGGTTAGAAATTCTACTTTTCAACTTCCTTTTGTCTATAATTAACAAAATATTATTATTCTGTTTCTCTTCATCTTCGTCTTCGTCTTCATCTTCGTCTTCGTCTTCGTCTTCGTCTTCGTCTTCGTCTTCGTCTTCGTCTTCGTCTTCATCTTCGTCTTCATCTATAATGAATGTTTCGTCTTCAGTTGTTGTAGGTGGTGTAGTACTCTCATTGTCAGTTATGTCACACTTCTTGTCTTGCGACATTCATTAATATTATTTATAATATATTTTTTATATACTTTTATAACTGTTGTTGTGTTGATTCTGGTATATTACTCCAATATTTATTTTTAGTTTTTGTATTCACAGTCTGGGTAACTGTCATTAAATATTTTGCCAAAATAAATATTATGAAAACTATTGCTACCATCCCATATATTTTGAGGAATTTTGGCTCTATTATATTCATTAAGAACACAATAGTTATTATGAAAGTTACCGAAGCAATCAAATTCAAAAAAGAAACCCTTTCAATAATTTCTTGCTTAAGTATTTCGAGATTCGAAGAATTCATATCTGACTTTTTATCATACGTAACATTATGACCTTCAAAAGCTCTCTTCTCATTTTCAATCATAGTATTGATTTTTTTCAAAAGTTCATCAACATCCATTGTTTCAATAGATTGATTGTATTGATCGATTAGATTGTGTATGTATTGATTGAAAGTAACTACTTTTGAAGCTATAAATGCTTGTTTTTGCCCGTCATCACTTAAATCACTACAATTTACTGTTGGTTCTTCAAATTTCTCAATAATGGTATCGTTATTAAGAAATGTATTTGCGAGATTCATTAAGAGTGCAATTATACAAGATAAAATGGAACCATATTGTCTTATATCTTGTTTATTTATGAATACAAGAGCAATATAGATTGCAAATATAACAGCGATACATATATAATAAAATATTAATCTTTTATCAAGTGAATCCAAAATGTCTTTATGCACTTGTGTTTTTGCAATAATGGAATTTATTTTATTTCTAGAATCCAAAATGTTTATATTGTAATCATTTATTTGTTTTGTGTTGACGTCAAGCTTTTTTCTAAATATTCCAGTAACTCCTTTATATTGAAGATCAAAGGATAAGCTTCCTGTTTGAATCACATTGGCTTGCCCTACATCATTTTTTAATTCGATTTCGAAGTTTGATTGATTTTCACCAGTTGTGTTAACTGTAAATGAATGCATTTTAATATCATATTTCTTTCCATCATCAAGTACTATTTGTAAATTTGATGACGGTACTAATTTGAATTCACTCACAAGAGGGCTGTTATTAGTTTCACCTGTTAATGTAATTTTAGTATCGACTTTCACTACTTGTGCTGTCAAATATAAAGATGTGTTATATATGTTATCAATTTCGTCATCATTAATAACATTTGTAACCATTTGTTCATTAAAATATTTACAAGTACTGCCATTTAATTCAATACCATTTTCAACATTATTACAATTCATAGTAAATGTAATGTAATACTCAAAAATGTTAAATAAGTATTTCATAGCATAGAGTTGAGATTTCATATTTGTTGGTTCCAAAGAAAGTATAACTTTGATGTAATCCTTCAAAATATTTGTTTCGTTACTTGTTATTGTATAGTCTTTTATTAAAAGTTCAAAATCAATTACTTGTGACATTGAAGCTATATAATTGTAAGGATTACTGACGTGGTTTGTTGTTGTGTAGATACTAGGAATTGGTACATATAATTTATTGGTATCTTGGGAATCTACTGCTGTAGTACCGAACTCTATCTTTTTTTTTGACGAAACATATTGAAAAAGATTGGCTTTATTATCACTATTATATTCTCTAATACAGAAATCAATGAACAATCTTATGAGATTGAAGTTGTTTAAAACATTCTTCCACTGATCTTCTGAAGTGAAAATACTTCTTAAATCAGTATTTACTTGTAAACAATGTCTTATAAACTTTTCGGTAAGAGGTGCTTCTTCGGTAGTATTTAAATACTCAAATATTTGCATGTTATCAGGAATAGCAGTAGATATATATGCTAAAATCTTAGTTTTCAATGCAGTATATCCAGTATTGTATCCTGGATCAACGCTCATTTTTATCGACCTTTAATAAAATCAAATAAAAAAAATTGCATTGATATGTTTAAACGCAAACTCTATAATAATATGATATACCGCTATTTTCATTATAACGATCAATTTTGACAATATCGCCTTGTTTTAAACCCATCCACTTTGCAACAACATCTGTCTGTAAAATGAATGGCATTTGAGCTTTTCCTTTTATCAAGTATTTTTCCATAAGTTCTGATACTTCTTCAATTTGCAGTTTTGTATGTTTTGGAACAAGATGATGTTTTGTTGGATTGTAAAGAAGGTTTTTGATATGAAAATACTGCAAGTGACCGTGATTTTTCTGCAAAACTTTATCATATGATGTTAATTGTTGTAGTATTGGTGCAGAAATTGTATCATTATTGAAAATCAAAATCACATTCTTTTTTTCGTTATATTTCTTTATAAACCCTAAAATATCAGTTTTTGCAAATTCTTTCAATTCGTCTAAAACATTGCGTCTAAGTTTTTTGGTCAAAGCGAATATTATAGTATGATTTGATGAATTGAATTCAATTATATTTTTGTCATTGAAAAATTCATCTCGGGAAATATCAACTTCATGTTCTTCAAACTCATCGATATTATCTCCTCTATCAAGAAGCATTTGCTTGACATTATCAATAATAATATCTACTTCATTCATGGTTAAATAACAATAGTATTATAATATTATATCATTTTTTTATTATGTTTATTTGATAAGTTTAATAATAAATTATTATCGCCATATGTTCCCACAATGATCACAAACATAAAGATATTTCATATTTTGTGCATCATATTTGATATACAAAACTTGCTGATCTTTATTTTCAGTATTTGCAGGACAATCTTCTTTATTGCATTTTGTCAAAGTATCATTAATTCTTCTGAGTGTAGGGTCAAATCGTAGATACTTGTTAATATTTTGATTATATAGAAGATCATCGTCTGAATACATTGTTTCTGAAATTTTGATAGCCCCTTTCTTTTGATTTTCTACAGAAAACGGACAATGTTTACAATATTTTAACATTTTGTTGTTTTCACTTGTTTTCATATAAAGCATATTATCACATATATCACAAAATTCCATTTATGTTTTGTATTTATTTATTCTATATATTCATTTTTTTATTTTATCATATATATAAACAATTATTAAATATTATATAGAAATGAAATGTATTAATATATATTGTATATCATCACAGCATTTGGACAATAGAAAAAAATACTTTATTGCCACATTAAATAAGCTTAAAGAATTAGCGAATGAAAATGGACTCGAATGTCATTTACACTCTATTTCAAGTCCATCTCACGATATAATAGAAAATAATATGGAAGACTATAATAAAAGACTTGATTATTCTAAGTCAAACCATGACAAGGAAGATATATTCAATGATCTCATATTTACATTAAACCCTCAACATATATCCAATATTGAAAAGCACAGAGAAGTTTTGAAAATAATATCATCAAATGATAATGAATTAAATTTAATAATAGAAGATGATGTCTTAACAAGTAAAGAATATATTCCAAATATAAAAGAGTTGTTTCATCAATTATCACAAACAGATAACAAAGAATGGGACTTGTTGATAACGTGTATTGCGGAAAATCAAGATCAAAATGAACAACTTAAAATATGTAATTTTAAAGAGCGTCAATTAGTGCTGAAGAATAAAAGCTCTTATTTTATAAAACCTTGCACTGCAAAACGGTTGTACGATTTCACAGAAGTAATAAAACATAGTTTTAAACATAGTTTATCGAAATTTATACATATAAGTAATGTAAACGTTGGTATTTTGAATAAAGTTTGCTTTGTAGAAGGCAGCAAAATTGGTATATTTCCATCATCAATAAATACCGAAAATTATTTATTTCAGAATAGAGAATATGTTGAAATAAGTAACATAATAAGAAGTAACGAAATAACAGAAGAAGCAATACAAAAGGTTGAAAATTGCTTCAAAATTATCGAGAATTTGCCCAGTCCTGATATATCATATATAATGGGTTTGTTTTATTATAAAATAAAAGATATATCAAAAGCAAAACAATACATGACAGATGCGTGTCATAAACTCAAAAAGGAAAAAGGTCTCATAACAAAGTCTTCAATTATCTTGAATAATGCTATCAATATATATCAATATGATCAAGATATGTTAGAAGAATGTGTAAAAACAACGCCGAAATATACTTAGGATTTAGCTAAGTTGCTTATTTTGTTTGAAATTTGTTTGAAAGATTCATTGTAAATGCTTTTGTCTTTGACAATAGTTTGTTCAAGAGATTCCATTTTTTGTAGAACACCAGATAGACGGTCTGAAAGGGATTTGAAAAGTGCAGAATTTTCACCAACTTTATTTTCCAAAACTTCTAATTTGCTCAAAACATTGGTTTCTATTTCTTTCATTTTTTGTTCATTTTCTTGAGAGAATGCATCTAATTTTTGTTGTAAATATTCATCTTGACCGCTTGAAGGTCCAGTATTGAGTTTTGATTCCACAGCATTTAATCTTTGAATAATATGATTAATAGACATTTTTTCTTTATTCTTATATTTTGAAAACAAAATAAAAAAAGGTAAATAAACATAAATAAAAAAATGATATATAAATAATAACCTTATATACAATAAAGAATATGATAATACCTATACGATGTTTTACGTGCGGTAAAGTTATTGCCGATAAAGTCGATTACTACAATAAAGAGGTTGAAAAGCTAAAATTGGAAGGAAAACAAAACCAAGAAGAGATGTATAAACATTTTGACGACATTCATACAAAAGAAATTTTGGACAAACTTGGATTGACTAGATATTGCTGTAGAAGAAATTTAATTTCAAATATTGATCTTATGGAAATTATTTAGATTGCTAGTATTGTGTAGCTTTGCCGAGTTAAATAATGTTTTTATCATTTAAGAATGAATGAAAACGACAAATCCGTGGAAGAAGATCAAAAACTAGATAAACTTATTGAAAAAAAAGTCGAGAGCAAATTCAACGAAGTTATGAATCTCCTCCCAAGTGCTGATAACATAGTAGTTTCGAAAAGAATTCACGAATATACTATTACTGATATATATAATGGCACTCTAACAACATTAATTGATATAATTAACGAAACATCAGAACTTATGTCTGAAAAAAAATATATTTCAAGAGACAAATTTAATCAACAACTTTTCAACATTTTCTTCAAAAAAGAGAGACGTTATTTTATTGGAATTATATTAATTATTCTTTCCTTTATTTTGTATTTCATAGATGGATCCAGTATTTAATTTTTTTATAGACAAAAGTTAAGGATGTTATTGATTGGTGAAAATGTTTATACTGAAATTTACATAATAACTTTATTATTATCAGTTTTGTTTTACATTTCTTCAAAATTAAGATCACAGATTCAAATTGCAATCTTGATTTTTATTATTATGTTTATACTATCACTATTTTATTTACAACAACTTTCAACGAATCGCAGTGAATCAAAACAAAACGTAATTAACAAATTTGAGAAAGATATTTCTGAAAGAAATGAAACTTTTGAAGATTCTTTTTTAATCGCAAAATTTCCAAAGAAACTGAAGTATTTGAAAGAAAACGATGATTTTGTTCAAATTATGGAAAATATTCGTTTTGTAATTAAATTTGATAAGTCTAGATACTGTGATTGTTTGAATAACCTTAACTTTCTTATGAAAATCTATATTTATATTCTAGCTGAAAGGTATGATCCAGAATTGTATTTCGTAAGTTTCATTGATGTTCGTGATAATATTACTGATTTGATGTATTCGTTGATAATTACTGTACCTTCAAAATTCAAGAACATATATGGTATAGATCCGTATGATGAAATTCATATATCGATTGATAAATTTCTTATGAAATCAAGAGAAATGATGGAAACACTTGAAAACTTTCTTAAATTGCACAAAAAAATTAATTATATACCGGACAATAGTTATAAACCATATAATCAAAATAAAAAATTAAAATTTGGTTAAACAAGATGTTCTTACTTAATAATGTTTGACTGTGGTGGTGCAGGTTCTCTGCCAGTAGATATATATGAATAATTCTGACGATAATCTAAACCTTGTATATTCATCATATCATCTTTAAGTACATAAAAATCGCTACCACCTTTTACCTTTTTTTTGGCATTGCTTTTTGGTGAAACTTCTTGTTTTTGTTTACGATAAACAGTGTACATTTGATCTACTTTCTTTAAATAAATCTTCTTCATCTAATTTATAAATATATAAAAATAATTATATAATTATATATTTATATATGGATCATTCATTGATGGAATATAACTTTGTGTTTTTAGAAAATCTTTTTCATTTAGATGATGAGACTTTCGAAAAAAGGAAATTAATGAACAAAATAGATAGCAAAATCAACAATGATGAACCCTATTATAATCTTTTAAATACAACATACTGTTTGTTTTCTTCAGTATTTTTAATTGGATTTTCGAGTTACATTTACAATATATATACTCTTATATATTAAATAAGGTCGTTTATGAATTTGAACACTATAGGAGCAGATGGTAATCCCATTTTCAGTTTACCGAATCTTGAAAATAATATTTCTTTTTTGAATTTATCTGTTATTATTGGGGAAAACTCTGGTAGTGGTATTGATGTTAACTCACTTTACCAAAATGAACTCAATACGTTTCTTGGTCAAAATAGTGGAGAATTAATTTTGAATAGCTATTTAAATACATTTATAGGAGCAAATGCTGGTGACAAAATCAATCAAGGGTCTAATAATATTATAATTGGCAAAACGTCTGGTGAAATAAATTCATACGATATAATTTCGATTGGAAGCAACAATGTTACAAGCTACAATTCTATATCTGTAGGAAACAATATACATAATAATGGTGTTGAAAATTGTATATTTGGAAAAAATAACAATTTCCAAGGACATAATAATATTTGTACAGGAAATGATAATACTTTTTGGACAAATAATTCAATAATTTTTGGAAATGATAATGGAATAGACGGTTTTGGTATAGATACTAGTAATATAGTAATCATAGGTAATGGAAATTTGAACTCAAGCAATGAGGATTACACAAAACTTTTAGAATCTCAACCTGTTTTGATAGGAAATGAACTGATACAAAATACAGGATTTGTAGTTAATATAAGAGACACATTTATAAAATATGATGATTATCTTGAGAATGAAATCGTTTTCATAGGATTAAATAGAAAATACGAATCATCTAGTACCGCTATAGGTTTTGATGATAGCGATATTGAATCTAGTAATTTATTTCAAAGTTCCAATACAAATATTGATCTTTTTGTAAAGCACGGTATACAGTCATCTCATTTAACTTTAACAAATAAGTTCATTACCATTGACGAATATTTAGATTCTTCAAATTCTTCAAATACTTCTTCAAATATCACATCAAATATTTCTTCAAAATCAATAACTCTAAGTATACCAGATAATTTAACATCAAATATTCAATATATTTTACCCAATTTTTCTTATGATAATCACAACATGTTTTTATCAGTAGATGATGAAGGTGTCATGAATTGGAAGAAAGTGGATGTACAAATTTCATCAACAGATGATATACCTGTAGGTTCTAATAATTTATATTTTAATGATGAAATATTCAATAATAAATTGAATAGTATATCTCTTGATGACATACAAAATGGTGTGAATAATACTTATATCAAAAATGGTATATATAACAAAGATTTAGTAGTTTTCGGGACTTTAACTGTTAACAAACTGCGTGTTTTAGGAGTGAATATGACACAAGATGCAACATTTGATGATTATATTAACAATATTGTGAATGCTAAGGTAATAGAATGGGAAACAACAATAAGTAATAGTGTTTCAATACTGGATAACAAAATAGATACAGTTGCAGAAAATTTAACAAATTACGTAGACAATATAACGAACAACACACGTTGGTTTTTGGAAACCACTGAATCATCGACAATATTGAACATTTCCAAAATAGGATTTCAAATAAACTTTTATAACAATGAAATGCAAAATAGGACTTTTAATGTTTCTCTCACAAAAAATGACACATTACAACTTTCATTTTGTATTATTGTAAACTATTTTGATACAACAGTTTATTCTATTGCATACCAGTTAATGTATGCTAATAAATATGCTGGACAAATTACAAAATTTCAAACAAATATTATCCATGGTATCAAAACAGATGGTAATAGTATAAGTTTTTATAGCAATATGATTGATATTACATTAGCACATGGTTATAGTATAACAATAATGTCTATTTAATCAAATCGTAGTGTACATAATGTTTTTGTAATTTCCTGCGAAATTTTATGAGTTTTTTTATTACCTTTCATTTTAAAATTATTTTCAATCATATCTTGATAAATTTCTTCATAATTGTCGAGAATATAATTAATTATTTTATTTTTGAAGACCCATCGGAAAAAGTTGAGCTGACCAACAGTAGTATCTATAAAATGTTCTTTCTCAATATCTATCATATAGGTTATTCGAGAATGTCTTCTAAAACAATCAAAATTTATTTTTGTATATGACTTTAATTGATCTCTATAATCTAAATACAATGATATTCTTTTAACAGCATCTTTTTCTTCAGTTATCGGCATTTCTACATGATAAGTTTCTTTACCTACCCAATAATATATATTATGACTCTTAGAATAATGGGTTACAAACCAATCAATAAGTCTTAGCGACAATTTATGATTCCCTTCAATTATATCTTTTAGTAATTGTTTCAAATTTGCATTATTTATGTAAAATGATGTCAGCGATGATAGTAATAAATCAGAACATGTTTCATTCATGGTATATAAGTTACATTATGTATACCACAAAAGCTTTAAATAAAAGTGCGTTTATAAAAACATCTATCGATTATTTGAAGATAAAAATAATGAAAAATTTAATTAACAGGAGGTGATCCTATGTCAAGTAGTCCTGAAACACGAGAATCTGGTCCAATTGTGCTGATTTGCCAAGGAGAAATAGGAATTTGGGGATTGGGTGGTTCATAACGAAGTTGTAAATTAGCATTTCTAAGAGATTGTCCAACTGTGTTTATACCGACGTGATAACCTGCTGTAAGATAGTTTTGATCTTGTACATCTGCGGAACATTGAGGATTGAGTTCTGCCCATTTGCTATTAGCTTCACTTGGTAGAAGATCTGAAGATGTTAAACGATCTTTTGATACACAATTACTTTCACCAGCTGTTTGTGTTTTATAATCACCAGTTGTTTCTTCTAATTGTTTATAAATTTCGTTTCCTAGAGGTTCAGAAGCGGCATAACCGTCTATTCCACTAGATATCATGTCGAGATTTCTATTTTGAAGATCTCTCTCAGCCATGGATGGCTCACTATTGAATTTTTCAACATTGTCCATTTTACACTTGTAGTTATAGGTAATTACAAGTAAGACAAATAATATTATAACAGCTGTTATCGCAAAGAACACTCCAAACTTTTCCATCTCTTTAATATTATATACTCTATCTATTATCTTTGAAATATTATATTTTGAACAAAACCCTTAATTTCACTTATTTTTTTATCCCATATTTTATCCTGTGTCTCACATTTTTTCAAATCTGATATTAATTTTTGTAATATTTCTTTCTTTTTTGCTAGTCTTGACATTTGTACATCGAGTATATCTATACTTTCGTTCACGGTATTTTGCCAAAATTCTTCTATCGAATCTTTATTATCTATTATTAGATCCTCTGCGTAATTCATATCAATATTTGAAACAATCCATTTGTTTCGTACGCAATCTTTATAAATATTCAAACCTATGTATTTGATTTTAATATTTACTACTGTATTTTCATCGAATATCTTGTCTTTTATTTCCTCTATTTCTATTTCACTATCATTCATCTGTAATACTGTATGTTCAACTATATCAACATCTATAGTTTGATTTTGGCTACAATATGATTTATTGTACATATCATCTATTTCCTCCTCTGATAATTCATTATCAAACCACGTTCTATTGTTCTCTTTTACATATTCTAAAACCTTTTCATCTAAATTATCGACAAAACCTGTTTCTGATTGTTGTAAAGTAACTGATAGCCGGTAACCTGTTTTTGTTCTCAATATATTTTTGACATTTGCATCAAATAAAGTGAAATTTAAATCATTTTTTACACGACAATGGTAATGTGTTTTTCTTGATTTTGGTTCACCAAACAATAACATATGTGTCATTGTTAAAGTGTATTTTTTCTGTTATTTAGTAAGATATAGGTATACTCGATGAAAACGCATCAAAATAAAAACCATGAACATCTATTAAATTTCATTATCGAATATATTAAAGATGAAATATATAAATCAGATATTCGCACAGAAATTATTAAACCTGTTTTAGTTTATTTATTATATTATATTATCCCTTTTGTAATCATATTTGTGATTCTAAACTTTTTGGCAACTATAGCGGCGGTTTTTTTAGTTTTTTATCTCACAAAAATAAAAACTTTGCAATATATAGAAAATATATAGAATGTTAGAAAATGTCATGAATTTTTTAAATCAAGAAGAAACTCCGGCAACTACTGGCGGCAATCAATGTGGTGCTTCAGTTGGAGGAAGGAAAGGTGGTAGACAACAACAACAACAACAACAAGGTGGAAAAACCAAGAAACAATCTTCAAATACCAAGAAACAATCTTCAAATACCAAGAAACAATCTGTAAAAACCATCAGGAAACTATCAGGAAAAACAAAAGGTGGAAATGATATGGAACAAGCTTTGGAAGGGCTTATGGAAGTAGAAAATAATATTGATACTTCTGCTCCTCCCCCTGCTGCTTCCCCCACTGATATGGATTCCTCTTCTGCCACCCCCATGGCTGTCGGGCAATCTGGCGGTATGTATGAACCTACAAGTCTAGTAGTTGCTTTAATCATACTTGGCTTAAGAGTTGCCGTTAGTGATCCATCTCAATTACAAACTGTAAAAAAATCCCTCAGTGGAACCTTTTCTTCTTCTAAGAAAAGCTCTAAAAAAACAAAAGGAGGGAATTTAAATAATCTACTCAGTGAATTATCCAACATGATGAAATAAATATACATTAATTTAATAAACCATTCCTTTTTTTCTATTAATCATCATAATTGATTGAGAATATGTTTGATCATAATTATTAGTTATTGATTTTACTATAAACCATCCTCTTTTATATGTATCTTCGCTACTTTCATAAGGCTCGCTTTCTATGAAATAAAACTTACCTTTATAATAAATATTTATCATTGGATTTGATGTTTATTTCAAAAACTTTGTCATTTTTTCATTATGCGATAATTTAAATAGTTTTAATATCATATTACAATGTAATATGACTTTAGATGAAGATAAAGAAAATTTGCTAGATTTTTCTTCTATAAAAAAGGAAGCTATTATTGATTCACTTATAGAATCTTGCAAACTACCAGATTCCATCGATATTGCCGAAGATGTATATAAAGATACATTAATTGACCAATGGGGGGAAAAACTTCCTTCCTTGTCTGGAAGTAAAAAATTGATTAAAAAAATTCTACGAAATCCCGTTAATAATGAAAAACTTCTGTATTCGAGACAAAAATCTTTTAAAAGATATGATATAGATTTTGATTTGTTAAACCAGTATGAAGACGATGTTCTTTGGATTTATAAGCTTGATGAAGAATTGAAAAACAATAATTTGGTCGATATACTTTATCCTTCGACATTTATCATTTCATATATTAACTTTTTTGAACCGGTATTAGAATGCTATCATATTTACAAAATATATTATATCCCATTGACCGCTATGATATATCCCATAATGTCCTTATTTGCTCCACTATATTATCTTAACAACTACATGAAATTCAACATTTCTATCAAAACTTATTTCAATATGCTGTATAAATTTGTAAAAATGCTTTTTACATTCAACAGTACATCATTAAAAACCAATTTAATAAAAATTGTAACTATTTTGATATATGCCTTTTTGTTTATTTATAATATTTATCAAACAATTGAATACTCTAGAATGCTGTTCAATGTAAAATCTTCTATAAACAAAAAAATCCAGAATTTGAATATTTTCTTGAAACAAGCTTGTCATATAATCAATACAGTACCCAAAGACATTGTTAAAAATTTTGTAAAAATAGAACCACCATTATTCAATCAACTTAGAATAACAAATGTTTACACACTTTGGAAAAACAATAATGTCAAAGATATGATATCACAAGTTCTCATAAATCTTTACACAATCGATATTATATATAATATAAGTAATGTTATATTTACACCACAATGGTGTCTGACAGAATATGATACAAAAACAGTTATGTGGAATACAAGAAATCCATTACTTGGCCTAAATCAAACAGCAAATCCGGTAGATTTCAGAAAAAATATCATAATAACTGGTCCCAATGCAGCAGGAAAGACAACATATGTTAAATCTATTTTATCAAATATTATATTATCTCAAACATTTGGAATTTCAAATTCTATGAAATCGAAAATGGTTTTATATGACACAATAGTTTCTCTTATGCGAATTTCAGATGTTCTTGGGTGTAAATCATATTTTGAAGCTGAGGCCGAATATTGTAAGACAATGATCTCAAAAGCAAATGAATTATCAAAGCAAAATAAACGTGGATTGTTTTTAATGGATGAACCAATGCACTCAACGCCTCCAACTGAAGGAATGTCTACAGCATATGCAGTTGCGGAATATATTGGAAATTTGAAGAATATGAGTATTATTTTGACAACCCATTTTCATAAAATCACTTTATTAGAAGAAACATATCCTGATAAGTTTATTAATTTATCGGTAGATGCGATCAAAACAGCTAACGGCTTTTTATTTCCTTATAAAGTCAAACGTGGATACTCAACACAATGTATTGCGATTGATCTACTTTCTTCAAAGGATTTTCCAGAAATCGTTATAAATAGTGCGATAAATATGAAAAACAAAATATGTAATGAACTTATAAGATAAAAAATGATTTTGAATATGTCCTTTTATATTGGTATATCCATAGTATTGGCAATCGTATCAGTTGTATTTATTTTCGTATGGAGAAAGATTACAGATAGTGAAATGTATATTAAAGTTTTGGAAAAGAAACTTACAAACCTTAAAAAAGAAAATAATATGTATCGCGAAGTGATGGATCACAAAAATGCGGAAAATGTTTCTTTTGAGATGGCTGAAAATATAATGAAAGAAGTTTTTGATGAACCAAAGTGTGATAAAAATAAATGCGAAGTAAAATTCGCTGAAACTACAGAAATTGAAGATATTCAAGTTCAAGAGGTGATAAATAATGAAGAAGCTGTCTTAGAAGATGATTGTCCTTCTCTTGAAGAAGATATTGATACTATTGTTTCAGAAACAAAAGGTCAATATTCAAAATCTTCTCTCAATAAAATGAGTGTTGACAAAATAAAAGAAATCTGTAAAGATTTGGATTTATCAACTATAGGTAATAAAAATCTTTTGATAGAACGTATTTTATCTCAATAAAATCTTCTTCTATAACAATAGAATATATATGAGTTGTTGTTCTTCTACTAGTGGCAATCAGTGTCCTACTAAAATGAGTGATGGAAGACTTTTCACAGATTACAGACCCAGATGCTTAGTCTCTAACGATCTCTTTCAACAATTACAAAAAAATAATACTCCGGTCTCGAGTTATGAATCGAGACTATACTTACAAAGAAATGCTGAAACAATAATCGAAAGACAAAAACAAGAAGCTGAAAGTAAACTACTATGTGGTCCATGTACATATCCTATGACAGATCCTGGTACTATGCTTCCAGAAAAATATGTTATTCGTTGCGACAATGTTTCTTGTTCTAAAAAAGAAGTTAATCCAAGTGGTTTAGGTGACGGTAGACAATACTAATTTTTTTATATTCTATTTTATAAAGGAATTATGGAAATAAATAATGATGTCATTTTTGCTTCTTTTCGTTATATCGATAAATGTAAGGTCAAAATTATTGGAAGTGTAAAAGATACTACAAAATATAAAAATATTGTTATCATTGCTCCTAACACATATGATGCAAAATCTTCATACTCGGGTAAAGGTCTGCCATTTCCTTGTGCAGATATAGCTTTTGAAAATACACCAAATAAGTATGTCGTAGGAGAAACTGGTATTTTTGATGTTGTTTTTGACTATCCAAATAGTTATTACACAGTTGCAAATAAAATGAAAATTGTATCTCCTGTATATTTTTTGATGGTTGACAATCTTGGTGAAAAACATGTTGAAATGGTTGAACTTCAAGATAAATATGATCTTAGAACATTAATCAATCGCGAATCACGTAATGGTCCAGAATTTTATTCCAAAAAATATGATCTTCTTACAATTGACACAGCAGAATCTATCATGAAGCAATATTCTTTATTAAAAAAACAAATGAAAATTGCATAGATTTCAAAAAATGATTCTTATTTTTTATTTTTCATTCTATATATGAAACCTTTAATAATTGTAGAAAGTGGTACAAAGATTAAAACCATCTCGAAATTATTGAATTACGAATATAATGTAACGTGTTCTTATGGTCATTTCAATAATCTTCCTTCAAAACATCTTGGAATTAATACTGATTCGTGGAAAGGAGAATATATTATTACAAACAAAAAAGCTATTGACAATATTCGCAAATTGGTAAAACTAAGTGACGTTATATATATTGCTGCAGACCCTGATATAGAAGGTGAGGCAATTGCACATCACATATTTTGTCATATTTATGATCTGTTAAAACATAAACAATGTCATCGAATTGTGTTTAATGAAATTACAAAAAATGCTTTACAAAATGCTTTAGAAAATCCTAGAAAAATAAATGATCATATTGTTGAAGCTCAAGAAACTCGTAGATTTGTAGATAGAATTGTTGGGTATAAACTATCGCCTATTTTATGGAATGTCTTCAATGATAAAACTTTAAGTGTTGGTAGAGTTCAATCTATTGCATTATTATTGTGTTGTAATCATTATAACCAATTGATAAATTATCGAATCAAACATTATTGGACTGGTAAGGGAACATTTTCCAATAAGGAATCTAGTTTCGAATTTATACTTTATAACAACAATGAGGTTGTGAAAGAAAATTGGGAATCAATCAATAACATAATAAATTTGTTCGATTTCACAACGAATTTTGAAAGCAAGTTTTCACAAAATATTGTTCTTCAACATCCTCCTGCCCCTTTTACAACGACTAGTTTACAAAATGATGCTTATCAAAAATTTCATTTTACTTCCAAAAAAACTATGATTATTGCACAACAGTTATATGAAAATGGTTACATTACTTACATGAGAACTGATTCCATACATATTTCGAATTCTTTCAAAAACATCATAATCAAATATATTAATACAAACTACAAAGGTTTATCTCAATTTAGAAGTCATAAAAATAGAATCGTAAATGCACAAGAAGCACACGAGGCTATACGTGTCACAGATATTGAGAAAAAAACATGTGATATTGACAGTAATTGCAAAAAACTATATGAATTGATATGGAAAAGAACTATTGCTTCGCAAATGATTGATGCAGAATTTACAGAAATCAAAACAATATTGAAATATAACAACCATGATTATACCTTTATTAACACAAAATCGTTTTTATCCAAACAAGGATTCCTTATCATATATGATAAAAATACTGATGATCACAAAAAGTATATTAAAAATATCAGTAAAATTGTTCCTGTTAAATATGAATGTTTGGGAACCATTGGTTCTTTACCTTCTTTATTAAACGAAGTATCATTAATAAAAGAGTTAGAAAAAAATGGTATAGGTAGACCATCAACATATGCGTCAATTGTGGAAAAAATATTGGACAAAAAATATGTTCAAAAATCATCATATGTTGGTAAAGAAATAAAGTTAAAAAATAGAATTGTAACTCTCAATGGAACAAAAGATAAGGAGATAGTCCATTCAACTAGTTCATCACAAAAAGATTTACTTATTCCAACTGAAATTGGTATTAACATTATTGAATATCTCAATAAAAATATTCAATTTCTGTTGAATATCAAATTCACATCAAATATGGAAATAACTCTGGATAAAATTACTAACGGAGAGTTCACTAAGCATGGGATTTTAAACGAGTTTTATAACGATCATATATTACCATTGTGTGTTGATTCTAATAAAAAAAATAATTCTCAAGATAGAAAAACAGGAATCGTCAAAACAAAATATGGATATTGTTATTACCATAGTGATACTGATAAATATACTAACATCGAGTCATTTCTCAAATGGAAGAAAAAATCCGTTGAATCTCTTAGCAAATGTGAGCTAAGATTTCTTCAATCTATCCCAAAACTATTGGATGATGGATCTTATCTTTGTATTGGCCCATATGGATTATATCGCAAAGTTGATGGAAAAAATATCAAAATTGATAAAAATACATGGGATGATTTCATTGTGTAGTTTTCAATTACAACACATTTTCAATAAAATTAATTAAAGAATATATTTCTTCAAGTTTAGGTTTTTTTGCTTCTATTTTTTTCTTGAATTCGCTGATTTCACGACTATTTGATTCAATCAATGATATATATTCTTTATGTTTTTTCAAGATATTGTTTCGATCATCTTGTAATCTTTTACAGAGCTCTTCCAATTTTTCATCATTTAATTTGTTTTCAATATCTCTTATTTTTACACGATTCTCATTTTCAAGATTTATCATATTATCAAGAGTTTCCATAATATGCACAGACTTGTTTTCAATATTTGTGGTTTTTTTCAAATATTCACTCAAGAATGAATTTATAGTTTCAATATCTTCTTTAAATTGTTCAACTAATGTAGACATCGTGTTGTTTGTAGATATTACGATTTAAGAAATTCTTAAGTCGAATTACTTTTTGAAATCAAATGAAGATATTTTTTAAAGTTATGATTAAACTTGTTTAGTTCTTGAGCAATTTTACTCAAACTTTTTCCAGCAGTATCTCCACTCTCTTCATCTACAAGCAAAGATGAAAGAATATTTACCAATTCAGAATCTTGATTGTAAAATAATCCTTCCAAGCCACTATCTTCATAGTCTTCGTCGTCTTCGTCGTCCTCTTCGTCTTCTTCGTCTTCTTCGTCTTCGTCGTCTTCGTCGTCTTCACCAAGATTTAAAACAATTTTTTCCTTATCAAATTCTGTCGTTTCAATATCATCTTCTTCGCTACTACTGTCTAGGGTTTCTATATGAGACATTTATTGTATACAATTTATGCAGAAATCTTTATATATATTTATATTAGAGACCTTTTATGAACGAAAGTATTATATATCATTTATCAATCTTATTCGGCGTTTTTGTGACAGTGGGTGTTTTTTTACTTTATCAAATTATACCAAGAGATAAACAACAAATAAAGAAAGGTGTGGAACATTTTGAAAATGTTGAACAAACTGGTATGAACGTTGAACAAACTGGTATGAACGTTGAACAAACTGCTATGAACGTTGAACAAACTGATATGAACGTTGAACAAACTGGTATGAACGTTGAACAAACTGGTATGAACGTTGAACAAACTGGTATGAACGTTGAACAAACTGATATGAACGTTGAACAAACTGATATGAACGTTGAACAAACTGATATGAACGTTGAACAAACTGAAAATATTAATGACGAAATTCAAAAAATAAAAAAAGAAAATCAAATTTTGAAAGAAAAGCTTAGAAAATATCACCAAGAACAAACTGATATCAAACTATCACAAAGTGATTCCCAGATGAAATCTTTTACTATTCCTAAACCTTCTGAAATCATTGATTAAATTTCAGAGAGTATATACCAAATCTTTTATTCACACCTGTTATAGATTATTTGGATATTACTGATTTCATATTTTTTTCAAGTAGTATAAATGTTTATATTTACAAAGACCTAATACCTCTCAGTTTTTACAAAATCAATGACCTAATAAATAAAGCCCTAGTTTTTATTATCAAGGTATTGATAATTGAAACAAAATTTGAATTTTAAAATTTGAATTCAAAATCTTTAAAAATAAATTTTATAAAAAAAATATTTCCCCCCCCCCTTTTCAGAAACTAGTAAAAAACTAGTTTTACGTCTTAGCAACTAGTAATTTTTTGTTCAAAATGAGATCTAAACATATTGTTAACTAGTCAATAACTTTTTTTTATTTTTTTAAAGTATCGTGAAATTTCATTTTATTTTTTGATTAACATACAACTGGTTTGAAAAATTATAGAAAATTACTAGAAAAAGTGCTCCAAATGTTGATGCACCTGCTCCAAATGTTGATGTTTTGCTCCAAATGTTGATGATTTTGCTCCAAATGTTGATGTTTCTGCTCCAAATGTTGATGTTTTTTTTAGAAGAGAATGATAACAATATTTACTAACATAGTCTTAAAACATACACCAGAAAATATATATGAGACTTGTAACACTGATATTTTCAGAAATAGTATAAAAGAACAAAATATATAATCATTATAGAGTAGTCACATAGTTGACATGTTCAAATGCAATTTATGTAATTATACAACATTAAGAAAATATAATTTATCGCTGCATTATAGTAATAAACATAATAATTTAATAAAAACAAAAGAAAACGGATGTGCTCCAAATGTTGATGATTTTGCTCCAAATGTTGATGATTTTGCTCCAAATGTTGATGATTTTGCTCCAAATGTTGATTCTATATCAATATCTGAAGAACCACAATTAAATCCAAAGAAAAACAAGAAATGTTCAATTTGCAAAAAAGAATTTTCTACAACATTCAATTGTAAACGTCATATGATGGTATGTAAAGGCAAAAAACAAACAAATGAATGTCATCTGTGTAAGAGAGTATTTGCTTCAAGTTCAAGTAAATCACATCACTTAAAAGTTTGCAAAGGGTTAATGTTAGCAGAGAAAGAAGAAGATAAACAACCAACTTACATAACTAATAATACTACAAACAATATAAATAATGGGACGATTATAAACAATACAATTGTATTTCAAGAAAATCCGAATAATCCTACACAGTTTATAAAAGATAATATTAATATACAAATGCTAAGCGATATTATAGGTTCCTGTCATAATAACTGTCTAATGACAAATGATTATACAATGATGTTAGAATCATTTTATAGACACATATGTGATACAAAAGAAAACCTGTGTATTAAAAAAACAAACAAAAAGTCAAAATATCTATCTGTAAAAACAGGTGATGATACATGGGAAACCAAATTAGAAAAAGCAATTTTACCCAAATTAACTAAAGATGTGTCATATAATTTTGTTGAGATGATTAATAACGATAAGTTCGAAAGTCCATTGTTAAAAATATTCAAAAACGGTATAATATCAGATATAAGACATAATCTTTTGGAAATCATTCACAAATATAAAAGTGATGCAGAAGAAGATGATTATTTAGACAAACAAATTGCCAAAGAAATAACTGTTCTAGCAGATAGATTAACGTCTGTTATAATTGATAAAACCAAGAGAGGCCAAAGTGTGGATAAATCTGGTTGAATTAAATAAAAACATGTTTTAGGAATAATGTATTATATCTACTCGTTATTATGTGCGATTATATTGTTTTTTTTCATACAAATAAAAGAATATAAAACTCAAGGTGAAAAATATAAACTAATTAACAGCACAAATGTGGGTATATTTGTTCTCATATACATTCTTTTGACAATAGTGTTGTATCTTTTACTAGATAATGAAATTGATCAAGTACACCGTGATTACAGTTCAGTAAATGACAATGTTGATCCAACAATGTTGAAGAAAATAACAGAAAATATGTACACAAGTTTTGATCCTATGGTTAAAAGACTTGATTAATAATCGTAACATAAATAAAAAGATATAAATAGTTATATATATACCTAAATATGAAATTGGAACTAAAGAAATTTGATCCATCAAAAATTGCGTCAGATTCTGTTGTAGTTTTTATAGGTAAAAGAAACACTGGAAAATCATTTTGTATGAAAGATATACTGAATCATAATAGAGATATTCCTGTTGGAATAGTTGTTAGTCCAACTGAAAGAGCTAATGGTTATTTTGAGAAATTCATACCTAAAATGTTGATATACGACGAATGTGAAGAACATGTTATTAAAAAATTCCTAGATAGACAAATCAATATCTCCACAGAAAGAAAAAAAGAGCTCAAAAAAACAGGACAGTCTAACCTAGATGCACGTGCTTTTCTTATTTTAGACGATTGTTTATATGATAAGAGATGGATAAATGATACTAATATCAGATCTATATTTATGAATGGTCGACATTATAAAATATTTTTTCTTATAACAATGCAACATGCTCTTGGTTTACCACCTGTTTTACGAAATAATATAGATTATATCTTTATTTTTCGAAACAATATTATTAAAGAAAAACAAAAAATTTATGACAACTATGCAGGCATGTTCCCAACTTTTGAAACTTTCAACCAAGTTATGAATCAAACAACAGAAAATTATGAATGTCTAGTAATTGATAATAAAATTCAAAGCAACAAGATAGAAGATCAAGTCTTCTGGTATAAAGCAAATGATACAAACTTTAGAATGTGTGGAAATGACTTATGGGAACTGCAAAATCTCGAGGAACAAAGAAGAGAGATGGGAATCCAAGAAGATGAAGACGATGAACCATTTGATTCTGGTGTTTTTACAAAAAAAAAGAATAGTAATACTATTAAAGTAAAGAAATCAGTTTCAAGATATTAAATCTTAATATTGATCTGAAAAATATTGCGGGGCACGATTTTTATATATTGTAGCTGTGAATATCCTATTTTGATATATATCAACAATAATTTTGTCACCATCATAAATCTCTTTACAACCTATCGAATCGTCACAATCCATGTTTTCATGAACTATTGGTAAACGCATCATATTGTTTTTATCAGTTGCTGTGTAATAATGCCATCTATCTCTATTATTTCTTAGTTTTTTTGCAATTAATGGTAAAACAATCGGTTCGTATTCGGTTTCTTTTGAAGTTAATATACCAATCTGTTGATATTCACTATTGTTGTATATTGGTAAGTCTTTTGGATAGATATTAACATTATTTGCTGTATCTTTACGTTCCTCCTTGATATATATAATTTCTTTTTGAGGTTTCACTTTTTCAACATCATTCTTTTGTGAAACTTTTCTGATATAGAAAATTAATATACATATTACTATAATTAATTTGATCAACAAAAAAGATATTAAAATATTCCAAAAATTATAAACATTACCATTGTTTTTCTTCATTTGATTTTTTCTTTATTATGTATGTACATTTATTTTCTAAAAAAAGGCATGTCTCTTCTTTTCATCTACCTTTACAATCTTTATCATCGATAAATCATCGTCTTCGGAAGAATTCTCATCATCACTTTTGAAATTTTTGTCATGGATTTCAGGTTTTATATCAATATTATTTTCATCATCTTGACTTTCATCATAAGAACTGTCATTCTCTTCACTTTCTTGATCACCGCTAGCATATTCGTCACTTTCTTGATCACCGTTACTAGCATCTTCGCCACTTTCTTTTTCAGCACTGTCACGATCTTCACTTTCATGATCAACACTAGCATTGTCACCACTTTCATGATCAACACTAGCATTGTCGCCACTTTCGTGATCAACACTAGCATTGTCACCACTTTCGTGATCAACACTAGCATTGTCACCACTTTCGTGATCAACACTAGCATTGTCACCACTTTCATGATCAACACTAGCATCTTCATCAATTTCGTGACCATCAATGTTATCATCATCTTGATTTTCTGGAAGAACATCATCATCATCATCTATATTTTTTTTATCAACGTTGTCATCATCTTGACTTTCTTCAAAATTACTGTCATTACTATCTTGTTTTTCATAATCATCATTGTCATCATTTTGTTGATCAAAATTGGTATTATACTTTTGTCTTTGTATTTTTTGAGATTCGTGTTTTGAAATAACATGATGTTCACGATTTTTTTTGTTACCATTTTTCTTTCTTATTGAATTGTCAGCCAATGACTCTAGTTCTTCAATGAGTTCGGGTATATTGACGAATTGCCTTATTGATTTCGTAATTGTTTTTTTGATATGGTTTTCAATATTGTTCATATTATTTTGAATTTGTACAGTTGTTAACTTGGATTGACAAAAAAGATAAGAATACTTCCATGCAAATGTAGCAGCATTAATGAAACATTTATGTATAAAGTCTTCAAGAGATGGGACCTTAATTTTAATATGTTTAATATTTTGATCATATTCTTGAAATTTAACTTTGATACTGGTAATAATGACTAATTTGACAATTTTGTATAAATGTTTACATTTTGATTTTTCAACAATTGTTTTAGTTTCGTTTTCTATTGTGTGATTATTCCATTGTGGAATATTTTCCAAATCATTTTGAAATTCTTTAAGAACATTTTTTCCTTTTTTGTTATGCTGAATATACATTTCATATATACGTTCAGAAATAGGTATTGAAATAGTATCTTGTAAATATTCAACATACTCTTTACGAGTATCTATTAAACTCTGCATCTGTATATATTCTATTTTAAAAGAAAACTTTATATATTGCGTAATTTATCGCGTAGTTTTTTATCATTTCTTGCATTGTTCAAAATGTTCCATAACGATATTTTTGAACCACATTCACCGTCTTTGAATTTGGTTTGTATATAGAAAGTACAAGGCCCTGTTATTTTGTAAAAGTTTTCACTTTCAATAAATTTCAGTTTATTATCAAATATCAGAAGTATATCTTTCGTTAATGTAATATTTTCATCATCCTTAATTGTTATTTTTTCATATTTTCCGAAAGCAACAATCCATATATATTGAATTTCATTCGACAAATTCTGTAATGTACAATATTTGCTTGTTTCACATACAATAAGTTTTATACCTCTGGTACATGCCAAGAAATTTTCAAATAATAATTGATAACTACAACCTTGTTTAATTTTTAAATTCAAAATGACACTTGACACATTTGCACCTAATGTAACAATACCATTTCCACTATATTCATTTAATTTTTCAGAACAAACTGGTTTACATGAAATATCACCTTGTGTATATAAAAGATATTTACAGGAAGTAATTATTGGTTGATTTTGTAAAGAAAATTTCACATAATCATCAACAATATTAGCATCCATAGCTTCTTATATACTTTTGATTGGATTAATTTTTATATTGAAATCGTTTTTATTTAATGATTTGAGAATAGAACCATCTAACCTGTTTACGAAAGCATTCGAATTTTGGACATCTCTTGTAATATTACAATCATCAATTTGAGGAGGTTTTTGATAAATCTTTCCTAAATTTCCAGATGTTCGTGCTGCATAACTATCACCAATTAACTTATTTGTTTTCATATCAATATTCTTTTTATCAATAGGGATATTTACTCTTCCGGGATTAGGTGTACCACCAGCTTCCATTAAAAGTCGTTCTCTTGCACCGTCCATTTCAATATTTTCAACATTATTTCTGTCCATCTGTCTGTGATCATTTGTGGATTTAGCAATGCCTATATTTTCATTATCTACTGTAAATTGTTTGTGACTGTTTCTAAGATCTATTTCATTCGTAGCATAACCACCTAATATACTGTTAATTAAACCACCAATGAAACCTAATTCTGCTTTTCCTTTGACAGTAGTTTCTTTTACAGTTGTTTTTGCAACTTCAGGATTGTACACACATACGCGATAATTTCCACTTCCAATATTTCTAACTGTGTCATACATAGGTACAGTTTCACGGACAGTTTTTTTCATATCATCTTGAATTGCTGAATAATTCTTTTCTTTTCCAGTTAAATTAAGATTTTCTGAATCATGAATTGTCGTTTCTTTTACAGTTGTTTTCGCAACATCATGAAGGGCTGAATATGTTTCATCGTGACCTGTTAAATTAAGTTGTTCACTGTCATGTATAGTAGTTTCTTTGACAGTCGTTTTCATGAGATCATTTGTATCGTGAACAGATAATTTATTAGGCATTTGAATACTGGTGTTTCCAACAGCTCTAGGAGCTTCTATAAGATATTCTTTCAATGATAATCGAATAGCATCTATAATAGGATTGGCGAGTGCTTTTACTGTAGTTGATAAATTAGATATAGGAGTTTGTTTGGTACACGTTCTTTCATTATCATATATAACAATTTTGCTTTTACCATAATCATCATTGTCTGCCATTCCTGAAACATTGACAAGTTTAGCAGAACCTTGATATTCAGTGTGTGTTGTTTGACGATGAGTATCCTTTACATCTAACTCGGGTCTTGCAGTACTTTTTGTTTGTGATGCCTTTGAATAAAACCAGTTATCAATTCCTTGATCATATGTTGTTTCTGGTTTATTTTTACTCAAAGGTGTAATAACTGATCTTTGTTCTGTATGTTTGGCAGGTCCTTGAATCGGTATTTCAAATGTGCCATTTTTCTGGTTTGTTTTTGATCTAAGATCATCAATATTTTTAGGTTTGACATAATCACGAGTATCATTTTGATGAAATCCACCGCTTCCAGATGTTGTGTATCCTTTATTGAGACCAGGGCCAACATATTGTTGTACGAATGGTAAAATATTATTAGTGACTTTGGATACTGTCAATCTTTCTTTGAAATAGTCTCCTCGAAAATCAGCACCATAAATGTTTTGACTATTTGTATTTATATTTTCATTTATAACCTCTTTTTTATTATAATATAATTTATCAACACCAGTATTCATGTCAAGTTTTGCAGAAAATCTCTCAACATCTGTATTCTGGGTAACATTACCTTTAATAAAAGGTTGCATATTGTTGTGTCTAAATTGATTTTTATCGATTTGTTTACCACTGAGCAATGAGACATTGTCTATTTCATTATCAGCGACTTGCTGAAATAAAGAAGAATTAGGACCGACAATACCACTTGATGGTTCTAATGATTTTTCATGAAAATATGTACCTCTTTTCATTTCATCTTTTTTAACGGTATCTAAATAAGACGATTCGTAAATATTTTTCATAGATGGTTTGTCTTGGGGTGCTAATTCCATCATTGATTACTCTCTTATCATTAATATATAAAAAATAGTATCGTAAAAATATCTAAAGTAAAAATAAATGAATTTGGTTTAATACTTCCATTGGTTCGCTACTCAAAAAAGTATAATCTTTTGAAAAAAGGTTCAATATATATTTAACATTTGGTATCAAATATTTTGTATCAGTTGTTCTATAAGAATTGCAAAAGTCGTCGAATATCACTACATTATTTGTCTTCAAAGAATATGATACATCATTAAAATTATATTTAATAGTCTTTGGTCTTTCAATTATATTCACATATATATTTTCAATGTTAAAATTTTTGAAACCAATTCCATGTTTAAAAAATAAAACATACATAAAATTAATTATCTGTAAAATAACATGTTTATCCTGTAAAAAATTTTGCACAGGTTGAAAGTAGGGTGATATAATAACAGAAATGTCTTCAAACTCATCTTTATTAGTATGTCCTAGGTAGAATAGAATATCAAATTCAAATTCAAAATAACAAAAAGGTTTCATAATATTGATGTGTTTGATCCTATTGCATATTTCATAATCGTTTAACAATGTGTTATAATCCCATGAATCTATTTTAACAATAAATCCATTATCGGTATCTAACATTTTGTTTAAGACTTGCTTTTGGTGTCTAAAAAAACGCAGGTCATTATCATTAACAAGATCTCTCATTCTTATATCATCAATATATACATGTGTTTTCAAAATACTCATACATATATAAAAATAAAACTAGCTACTTTTTATACTCATTTACAATGAGGGGTAAAATTAACTTCACCAAGTGGATTTCCGGGGGCATACATATTTTGTGATGTACCTTTTTGCCATTGTTTCAAAGACTCTTCACCCATATCGGCACCTCCGTTGAATTTGGGGAAAGCACTGAATTGATCCATTGGAGTTTCTAGACAAGGTACATGATTGTCTTTTGCAACCATTCTATAATTTACAGGAACTCTATCAAATTCCTCAATAGCTTTTAGCTGAGGATCGTGACAAAGCCATTCCCATCGATTTATACCTGTTCCACGAAGAGAACACGCGGGATTTGACAATCGAGTATCTTCACGAGGATTAAGACATTTGCGAGTTTCATAGTTTTCAACATCGCAACCACTAGATTTTACATATCTTCCAGGATAATATTCATCTCCGTTACATTTACTTAATTTATAATTGATACCAAGTAATTCACTCGAATCATCAACAGCTTTATTCATTGTACAAGTAGATGGACCATAAGATTGATATCTCAAAGCAGGGTCGTCGGGAAACCCTCCACAATTTGTACAATCATTATAAGGAGTATTAAGGGAATATAAACCTGGTCCAATAGTTCTCTTTAATTTTTCACTATAGCTACAACTGTCATAATTAATTCTTGTATCATTTGCTTGATTCATCTTCTATTATTGTTATACATTTTTTATCAACACTTATTATATTCCATTTTAGGAGGTGCAGGTATACTTCTGTACATTATTGATTGACACGCTGGTAAATGAAGAGCAGTAGTATCAATAGGATCTGTTTTATCGTTTTTAATAATTCCATCATTTGTTGGGACATATAAATTATCAGGACATTTTGAAATATATCTGGTTTGGCCTCTAAGTTCGCTTTCAAGATCCACCATGTTTCCTTTGATGTGTGAAACAGATGTTCCACCGACAAATCCAAGTTGATGTCTACATTTATCTTTTCTTTCAAAATTCATTGGGGAAAGAATATACCCTAAAGTACTGACATTGTTTTGTAAATTTTGTTTATATGAGCAATTGTCATATTTGTTGCGGTTAAAACTCATTCTCTAATAAATATATATACATTTTTTTTACTTCCTGTTACATCTGTTATATTTTTGTTTGTTTACATAAGATCTTGAATCATCACCGCCTCTTGTCCAATCTGGAACTATATGTTGAGGGTTTTGTACTTCTTTAACACAATCTAGAAGAGGTATAAAATTATAAGTTGTTTTTTCCATAATATGTTTATTACAGACCCCGTTTTGTGATTCAACAGATTTAATTACTTCTTCTCTACTATTGTCGTTTGGTGTAAGTTTTGTATCATTACCACACATAATATCAAGCTCAGTATTTATATTTCTACATATTCCTGTTAATTTTGGACCACCTGCGAATATTCTAGTTGATAGTTGGACAGGACATCTATCTCTTGTCATAATGTCTTTTGAGTTTCTTAAAGAAGAATACACGTCGATTAAATAATCATCTGTAACTCCATATCCGGTTCTTCCATGTAAATTTACATGATCATAAGACATGGAAGGAAAACTTCCATATTCTGTATCTTTTTTGGAAGTGTCATTGTAATATAAAGAATATTTCTCTATTTTGTTATTATTGGTGTCTTTCGCATTCATCCAGCATTTATCTGTATTTAACTTTATCTCGGCATTATATAAAGATGTCATATTCTATCTTATTCTAATAAATTAAAAAAAATTACATTCTTATATCTCTATGAATGTTTGTATAACATCTTTCAACATTGTTTTCTTTACAAGAAGGTCCTCTATTGTATAACCAGTTTGCAAATTTATTTTGTTCATTTGGTACCTGATTTCCAGGAACAGTATAAAATTGTCTTTTTAATAAAGATGTGTTATATATATTATTTGAATCAATTATTGAATTGTTATCGAATATTTCATCTATCTTTTCGGCTATATGATCTTTGAAAGATGGGCACGCACCTGACACATTGTATTTTGAATAATCCCGAACATTTGTTAAATCTGGGTTCATTAATGGATTATTAGATGTTGGTTTTACACATATACTGTCGTCCACTATATCTAATTCGTTCTTGTTAAAAAATTCTTCTATTGTTTCATTTTGTGATGTTTTACTATATTTATATATCACTATTATTATTATCATCATGATAAGCATAAATAATATAACATTAATATCTTGGACAATCATACTTGTTATTAAACATATGAAGATAACTAATCTTGTTAATGCATTCATTTTTTCATCAAAGGACATGTAATCAGTTGGAATCAAAATTGGTTTAAATAATAAAGTGAAATCTTCTGTCCAAAACATAACTTATCTATTTATTTTAAAGTTTTTATTTTTCATTGTCAATATTTTGATATCGATCTTGACAATTGAAATAAAAAATAATATAAGGGGTTTAAGAATCACTTACTTCTGTATTCTTTTGCTTTTCACGTAGTTTCTTTTTAAGCTTTTTCATATGTGCCATCTTTTTTAAAGCACCTTCGTTTACTGTTGTGCGTTGACCCTTTTTTGGTCCACCTGTCATGTTTTTGAACATATTTTGCATATTTGAATCACCCATCATTGATGACATCATTTGCATCATATTCGATAAATCAGGGGTATTTTTATTACCTTTTCCACCACCCATCATACCAGGCATTGTAGAAGCAAATTTGAGAGCATCCTGTAAGATATTCTCTTGTTTTAATTCACCATTTGAAATTTTGTTCGCCATTTTTTGACTTACATTTGTAATTACATCCGCTAATCCACTATCTGGATCACCAATTGCTTTGAGAATATCGCCATTTTCACCAATCTTTTTTTGAATTTTATCAACATCGATATCTTGCATGATTTCTTTCGCAAGTTTTCCAATTGTAGTATCTTCTATAAAATTCATATCAATACCTGCTTTTTCTTTAATGTTCGCATTTCGAAAATCAAGAAGTCTTTTGACAATTTGCTTATGATTTTCATCTTCTAATTCATTAAGAGTAGATACGTTTAGATTTTGTAAAACATTTACAATTTGAGTACTTATCTCTTCAGTGAGATTTTCCTTAAAAATATAGAAAACGCTGAGAAAATGTAATTGGAGATATTTGTCTTCCAAAACTGAAGAAATATCTTCAATTGAAATACTTTTGAATATTTGAATTTCACTGTTTTCAGTAAACCATTCATCATTCTTTGTGAAATCTTCCCATTTTTCTACCGATATTTGATCATTTAAAAACTCAATATATTCATTTGATGATTTATCTAATGTTGTGTAATTGTCTTTGATTAGTGCAAGAATACTTTTCGCTTTCTCACAATCCTTATTTTCCTTACACTTGGATTTTAATCTTTTCAAGAGGTCTACATAATACTGATTAAAAACGAATACAGAACTCATAAATTACTATATTTAATTTTTTAATATAAAATTCTCTTTATATATATTTTTAGACAAGATCTGTTGCACGTTGCTTCAATATATCCTCCATTGTTGGTAAGTTCTTCTTTTGTGAAGAATTATCTTGATTTGACGAATCTATCGGTTTATCTACAACAATATTAGATTTTGGGGTTTCGCCATTTTCTATTAAATCCCATTTGTAGTTCTTATCATTAATTTGACCATCGTCCTCAAGCGATGAAAAACTTTCAGAATATATAGATCCTAATGTGAATGCACTCGGTTCACCCAATGTTTGTCGTGCGTTCTCATCAATGTTTGGTTTATTTACTTCATTTACTTTTGATATTTGACTGGTAAACAATACTCCTCTATTTGGTAATAGCAAATGATCGAATACTGACTTGCCAAACATATATTCATTTGTAGTGGTTAATAATAAAGCAGGCACTGAATGTATTTTTGGATCAATTGGTCTCTTCTGACTTCTTAAAACATCTACAGACACTAGTTTTACGATATTGTTTTTATCATGTCTCTTTATAGTATCTAAAAGAACAGTACAATGTTTACAGTAATCGCTGTAAAACAAAATCATATTATAGTGAAATAATTCATTTAAGTCTTTATATCTCTATATATATTGATATCTTGAAAAACTTTTACATTCTTTTGTTTTTAATTTATTCATAAACATATTTAGAATAAAATCGTGATTCTTTTTAAAAACTATATTCTTTTTGTAATCATCACTCTTGACATGATCTATCATAAATTTATTGTATAACAAATTCGCAACTTTTTGATCTTGAGTAATTATGTCCTGTATTGTATCATTTGTATCAAATATATCCTTTGATATATTCTCATTTTTGTAAATTTGCATATCAATAATTTCATTATTTTCAATATCGTCTTCGTATATATATCTTTCTTCAACTTTACCAATCATTTTGATAAAAACAATTTCATTATATTGTTTGACCGTATCTTCCAAATAAAGCACTTTAAAATGATATGCATGGGATAATGGCTCTTTATGAACTAAAATATCACAATCGATTATTATTTTACTACTACAATCTAAACTTTGCCTGTATTTATTGATTTTACTATAAACAATTTCGTAGTCATCGGTCTCTAGAATTTTGGAAATTTTTCTTATAACTTCATCATTTCCTTTTTTAGTTTTTTCATTGACATTATGATTCCAATCGTTCCATTTCACACCATCTAAGTACTTTATGACATTCATTGTATTATCATTTTGAAGTAATTTCATTATTTTTTCACCATTTGTATCATTATTTGTTATTATAATTGTGTGGTTAAATATGTTGTCATTGCATTTTGTAGGTGATTTATATTTGAAATTTTTATTTGAAAATGATTCAAATATTAAAAACGTATTTAACAAAAATAGACCAAAGGCTATTATTAAAAATATAAATACACGATAAATCATTTGTTTTCTACTTTAATAAATTAATATATTTATTTATTAGAGAAATGGCTAATAGAATATATAATGTTATAGTGTTATATGTAATTTTAGTTATGTTAATCTTTTTAACAAAACCAGCGATGGTTTTTGATGCAAGTTCTAAATTGAAAAAGTTCAATTATGATGAAAGAGAAACATCCTCTTCATTGATAAACATGGAGGTCTTACTAAGTATATTGGCAGTTTTGTGTTATTTCATAGTTATATCTTTAGAGATGATAATGTATTAAAGATGAGACGTATTGAATATGTCATATGGTTTTGCGTACGAATAAAAAACAAATAAATGAAATTAAAGAATGGATAAAAGCAAAAACAGAACCAAATTGTTCAAAATTAGGATTTGATGATATGATATTTGTAATAGGAAATTCGGGAATTGGGAAGTCTCATACTATAAAAGAAATTTGCAAAGAACTTGATCTTTTTACCACATTTGTTTCTACAGATATTTGTTATTCGTCGAGTGATCTAATTGATCATATTATGAAGGCATCCTCATCATCTTTAATACAAAGTTTTACAAATACAAAACAGAAAAACATTTTAGTTATAGATGATTTTGATTCAATTGCAACAATAGATAGAACAGTAAATACGTCTTTAATAAATCTTCTATCTTTGCAGAAATGTAAGAGAATACCAATTATATGCATTTCATCCCGAGAAGTCATGAAAAGAGTAGGTAGTATTAAAAATAAATGTAAAGTCATAATATTCGATAACCCATGTTTCGAGGATGTATATAGTATTTTATCGCAAAGATTTCCAGATTATAAAAATTTGTATCAAGTTGTTGAAAAAAATAATGGTAACATTTCACAATGTTTACATCAAATAGAATATGGTGATATTTTTATTTTTGACAATATAGATGATTTAATATGTGTGAATATTCTTTATGGAAACGAATATGATAGAAGTAAAATAACAAATACTGTTTTAACAGATCCATGGGTTGTACCACTGAGATTTCATGAGAATATGCTGATTGAATTGAAAAACCGAAAAATTACAATACAAAAATGTAATATATTATACAGTACATTTTTGAAAAGATTTATATATTATGACATGTTATTATATGGTACGAATACTTCTCCTTTCATAGTTGATTTTTTTACGAGTATTATCTATGATTTTTTGAACTTACAAAATAAAAAAGGGAAAAGAAGTAATGTTGCTAATTTTACAAAGATACTGAGTTTTATATCTTTGCAAAAGAAAAACATCAAGCGATCATATACAAATAATTTCCCTCTTTATCAAATAAACAAATATCATGTAAATAATACTAGAAATTTTATTTCCTTTAATTAGATAGTTATGGATAACATTAAAATACCAGAAACCCCCGTTATATCAAGTGATACAGCTCAAAATACACCAATGAACAAAGTTAATGATACTTTGGATTATTTAAATGAAAATGCATCTGTTGAGAAAGTTAGAAATGCTTCAACAGAAGCTGTCAAAAAGATTTCAAATGATAATATGTTTATAGGTCTTGCATTATTGTTAATTTTCAGCTTAATAGTCGCATATATATTGTATGTATATATTACCAAAAATGTTTTTAATCAAGCTAAAGTTACAATACAATCTACCAAAACACCAATAGTATGTAATAAACAAGGGAAATACCCCATCAAAGAGTTCAATAAATCTGGTAACGGTAAGAGACGTACATACACATTTTGGATATACATTCACGACATGAACAAGTATCATGGATCTTATAAACACGTATTTCACATAGGAGATACAAATGAAATCAAACATGCTAGCCCTTACGTGTTTTTGGATAAACACGAGAACATTTTATATATTCGTTTTGGTTCTGTCAGTGGAGACACTTTCGATAATGTAACAAAATCAGTACAAAACTTAACTGATTCTCAGTTGAATGAATTTATGAAACAAGGTATAAGAATCCCTTATATACCTATCCAACGTTGGGTCCATGTGGGAGTAGTAATAAATGAAAACTCGAATAATGGTACTATAACTGCTTATATTGATGGTGATTTATCGAAATCAGTATCAACACAAGATTCTAATGATAATGGTGAAGGAACTTCAACTTATGATATCAAAAATCTCAATTTAGATAAACAAGGAGATCTTCATACAGGTGGATCATTTGAATCATACACTGGACCCGGATTTTCAGGACTTTTATCAAAAGTATCAATGTTTAATTATGATTTGAACAACAAAGATATTTATACAGATTATAATAAAGGGCCCCTAGACGGACTAATGGCATCTCTTGGATTATCGAATTACGGTGTTCGTACACCAATATATAAAATAGAATAAAAATATCACAATAATATAGATTAAATGAGTTCTTCAAATATAGTTCAAATAATATTTGCAGTATTTTTGGTATTATTACTAACATTTATAGCATATGTTGTATATAATAGAGATGTCATAACTAATTTCTCCAAGGACACTTTAAAACGTGAGGTTGAGATATTTGATGGCATATTAGACTTTGAATCATTGAAATATAAGTTTGACACATTCGATAAGTCAGCATCATCTTATAAAGATCTCACTCCTTCTGTGAATCAACAAGGTGGTGCTGAATACTCATATAACTTTTGGTTATACTTTGATGACCAAAAATTGAGTGGTTCTCGTGACTATATATTGTTTATGAGAGGTAATGATATGAAAATCCCTTATATAAATAATTCAAATTGTATTTTACAAAAAAACAAAGAATACTATCTCGTTAAAAATCCACTTGTAAGACTTACCAAAGATGCTTCTGCACTAATCGTTGAATATAATACTATTACCAGCCCTGATTCATATCGCGAATATGGAAACAATATTGTCGAATGTTCTTCAAATGATACATATAAGAAAAATAAAGGTATGTTAGGTATTTACAACCTTAACGGATCTCAATATCAAAAGAAATGGTCGATGATAACAATTGTTATGCAAGAAACAAATCCCGATGGGGATATTTTATACAAAAACAAAACATCTTGTAAAATATATATGAATGGATCACTTGTCCTTGATAGAAATACAGAGTCTCCATATGATAATTCATATGGATCTACGACAATGAGACACAATAGAGGTAAATTATTTGTAAATGTTGATTCAGATACTGGTGAAGACAGTGCATTGAAAATGGCAAACTTGTCTTATTTCAACTATAGCTT